GAGATGGGTGCAGAGATAAATCCAGAATGTATTCTTGGATTCAATGCACAGAAAAGACATGAACTTCCAATTACAAAAAACAATTGGAAATATTTACTTTGGAGAGATAGGAAAAACGTAAGATGACGAAACTTGTTATTTTTGATTTAGATGGTGTACTAATTGATAGTAAAGATTATCATTACGATGCACTAAACCAGGCACTTGGTCCAGAATACGCAATTAGTAGAGAAGAGCATGTCAGCATCTATGATGGTCTTCCTACAAAAGCAAAACTAGAACTACTAACAAAAAATAAAGGTCTCCCAGTAGATCAATATGATAAAATCTGGAGAGACAAGCAAGAAGCAACCCTCAAAATTTTTAACGATTGTGTCGCTAAAGATTATCAACTTATGGGTTATTTCCAGCAACTTGTAGATGCTGGTTATAAAATTGCTGTTGCTTCTAACAGTATTCGTAATACTGTCAAGATTATTCTTCTGCGTTTGGGACTTCTTGAATTTGTTGACATGTACGTCTCTAATGAAGACGTTGTTCGTAACAAACCATTTCCAGCAATGTATTGGAAGTGTATGACTGCACTTGGTGCTCTTCCAAATGATACTGTTATTATTGAAGATAGTCATATTGGTCGCCAGGGTGCTTTAGATAGTAAGTGCCATCTTGTTCCTGTAGAAGATCGTAAAGATCTTAATCAGAGTAAGATCGATCGCATTAAAAAAATTCTTAATGGAACAAAGAAAAAAGTTGCATGGGAGAGCAAGACTATGAATGTTCTGATTCCTATGGCAGGTGCTGGCAGCAGGTTTGCTAGTCAGGGATACACCTTCCCCAAACCCTTGATTGAAGTTAAAGGTAAACCAATGATTCAGGTTGTTGTGGAGAACCTGAACATCAAAGCAAACTATACATTTATTGTACAAAAAGAACATTATGACAAGTATAACCTTAATTACCTGTTACCTCTCATTGCTCCTGGTTGTAACATTGTACAAGTCGATGGTATCACCGAAGGCGCAGCTTGTACCACTCTACTTGCGAAAGAATTCATCAACAAAGATGAACCGCTAGTAATGGCAAACTCTGACCAGTTTGTTGAATGGGACTCTAACGAGACTCTATATGCATTCCAAAATGGTGAGGTTGATGGTGGAATTGTTACTTTCCCCGCAACCCATCCTAAGTGGTCTTATGCTAAACTGGGAGAGGATGGATACGTTGCAGAGGTTGCTGAGAAGAAACCTATTTCTGAGCACGCTACAGTTGGTATCTATTATTGGAAGAAGGGTTCTGATTATGTTAAGTATGCTGAGCAGATGATTGAAAAGGATATTCGTGTTAATAATGAATATTACGTTTGCCCAGTATTTAATGAAGCGATTGATGATGGCAAGAAGATTCGAATCAAAGAAATCGATAAGTCTGGTATGTGGGGTATTGGTACTCCAGAAGATTTGAATTACTTCCTTGAACATTATGATGGGGATATTTGAATGATTAATAGACAACAAAAAATAATTTTTATTGGAAATCCTAGAGCATGTACTACAACATTAAATGTTTTGTTGTCTCCTAAGGGATTTGATTTTAGTTATTGGCACGATACCGTTGAATATTATGTAAAATCTATCCCAGATTATAAGGATTATCAATACTTTATGATAGTTAGAAATCCTTATGATAGGTTTGTTTCATGGTGGTCTCAGCATAGGAGACATAATCATAAGTTTATTATGAAGTATAATAATTTTGAAGAGTGGGTAAAAAGTGGAGAGTTCCACGATTGGCCCACTCATACTGATGGAGACCCTAGACCACCCAGAAATTATTGGACAGAACAATCTCCTTTAAGGCAAATTGATTTTATTAAAAATAGAGGTGATGTTGAGGTTAATATATTAAAGTTTGAAAATATACAAGAAGAATGGGAAGATCTGTTTGTTAAAAAAACAAATCTTTCTTTTGATTCAGTATCGTTCCCAAAAACGAATGATACTAAACATGATTCTTTTGAAACATATTACACTGACGAATTAAAAGAAATAGTGTATAATCACACTAAAGAAGACTTTATGGCATTTGGGTACAGTAAATGAAAGTAGCATTAGCGTTTTTTGGACAACCTAGATTTGTTGATACTCCTAAAGTGATCAACACATATAAACAGACAATTTTAAACAGATACGATACTGATGTTTTTTGTCACACTTGGTGGACAGAAGACGGAGGAGAATATGATTATTCTAGTTGGTCAAAGATTAGTAGATGCCCAATTCCAAAAGATGCTTTGGATGTAATTGATAGAAATTATAAACCAGTTGTTCTTGAGTATGATGCTCCAGAAACTTTTGTTCTTCCCCCCAAAGCAAAATCTTTTATAGATGCTAAATTCACAGGGAAGCATCCACAAGGAAATCATTGGAATGAAAAAAATTACAGTAATGTAATGTCACAGTTACGTTCTATTCAAAAGGTATCTAATTTGGTTGAAGAACATACCAAACAGACTGGAACCGAATATGATTTTATTGTGTTGGCTAGATATGATACTTCTCTAATTAGATTTCCTGATTTAAATCAATGCGATTCTAGTAAGTTTTATTTGCCTGGACATCATCCCAGATTTCCAGACACAATCCAATTTTTTGGATCTAGGTATCTTGAGTGGTCAAAAAATGCATTTGATGACATTGAACATGTTTATCAAGGTATTTGGGAACCATCTCCAGAAGCATTTAAGATGGGGTCATTCTTGAGAAGGTTTAATCTTTCTGATCTTGCCCCATGCACGATGGACGCCGCATGTGTTAGACAAAAACTATGAAACAGAAAAGAATTATTGCTCATCGAGCGAACACAAATGGTCCTGACCCCAGGTTAGAAAATCTTCCCTCTCAAGTTGATGAGTGTATTAGTAAAGGATATGATGTTGAAATTGATCTTAGATATCATAGACAAACGGACACTTATTGGTTGGGACATGATGAACCAGATCATTTAGTTACTTTGTTTTGGTTGGCAGCAAGGCAAGATAATTTATGGATACATTGCAAAGACCTAGATACTTTGCACCATATGAGTTCTCTCACTTCTGGATATAATTATTTTTGGCATCAAGAAGATGATTATACACTAACAAGCAAACATCAAATATGGGCTTATCCAGGAAAGAGATATACTAACAATACTGTTATTGTGATGCCAGAATGGAATAACATGAGTTGGGATAACCTTCGTGTTACTAGTTGTTATGGAATTTGTACAGATTACCCCGATAAATTAAAATGAAAATTACATTAGTAGGTCCTGGAATTATGCCTATTCCCCCAACAGGTTGGGGAGCAGTTGAAATTCTAGTATGGGACACAAAAAATGCTCTAGAAGAACTAGGACATGAAGTTCAAATTATCAATACAAAAGACTTTAGACAAATTATTAATGGAATAAATGCTTTTGTTCCAGATTTTGTTCATGTCCATTATGATGAATTCATTCCTATTGTTCCATATATTCAATATCCAAATGCAATCACTAGTCATTTTGGATATTTGGAACGCAAAGAAATGTTTGGTGGATACGTAAATGTTGCGAATGAATTCCAAAGAATTAAACCAAATGTTTTTTGCCTATCTCCTGGAATTCAAAGTGTTTATAATGTGATGTTTAATATTCCTAAGGAAAATACTTATGTAACTCCTAATGGCGTTAATAGGGAAAGATTCCGTGTAACAGATACTCCAGAATATGCAGACAGAAGTATCTATCTTGCTAAAATTGATTATCGTAAGCGTCAGCATATGTTCCAAAGTATTGATAGTCTTTGGTTTGCTGGAAATTTAGCAGACCAAAGATTTAATACTTCTAAAAACTATCTTGGTGAATGGTCAAAAGAAACTCTTTATAATGATCTGACTGACTATGGTAATTTAGTACTTCTTTCGGATGGGGAAGCACATCCACTTGTTTGTATGGAAGCTCTTGCTGCTGGATTAGGAGTAGTTGTTTGTGAATGGGGCAAAGCAAATCTTGATTTAGATAAAGAATTTATTACAGTAATTCCAGAAAGTAAAATAGAAGATCTTGAATATGTTGAAGATGCTATTATAAAAAATAGAGAATATTCAGTAAATCATAGAGAAGAAATTATTGAATATTCAAAGAACTTTGAATGGAAAGAAGTTCTTCGCAACCATTATATTCCAAGTATTGAAAAAGTAATTGAACGCCATGCTTAATTTTCCAGAAGATAAAAACAAAGCACAATATAAGCTTAGTGGATTTGGTCCTGTCTATTATATAAACATGGATAGTGATACTGAAAGACGACAGTACATGGAGGACCAATTTAAATATTGGGGTATACAAAACTATAATCGTATATCTGCTTATGATGGTAGGAATGACGATCTTAGTGATATTATCAAAGGAAAATATCCAGATATGATGTCTTCTGGAGAGATTGGATGTGTGACATCACATATTAAGGCGATCAAGCATTGGTATGAAACTTCTGATTCTCCATATGCTGTTATCATGGAAGATGATTGTAGTCTAGAAACTGTATCTTACTGGAATTTTACCTGGCAAGATTTTGTAGCTAGGGCTCCTTATGCTTGGGATGTTTTGCAACTTGCTATTATTTGCACGGGGGATATTGTAGTTCCTATTCATAATCGGTTTGTGAATGATTTTTCTACAGCATGTTATGTAATCACTAGACACCATGCAGAAAAAATTATTAGGAATCATGTGAGGGGTGATAAATATAAACTTGATAATGGTGTTAAACCTCGTCCTGTTGCTGATGATTTGATTTATAATTCTGGGGCAACCTACGCTGCTCCTATACTTTTGTATACATTACAATTGGGATCATCAATCCATCCAGATCATATAGATAAATTCCATAAAAATTCTTATGAAGGTATTTTGAATTTCTGGAAAACTGCTGGAGCAAGAGTTGATATTAATGTAATTACTGATTACAATCCTTACCTTGGAAAAGTTTCTGAACCTGGAGCAAATAAATGACAGATCTATCTAAACAAATTAGAGAGGGAACTAAAAAGTCCCATACTATGGCAGAGAACACAGGATTTATTACCTGCTTTTTAAAAGGGGTTGTTGAAAAAAAATCTTATATTAGACTTCTCTCAGATTTATATTTTATATACTCTGCAATGGAAGAGGAGTTTGAGAATCATAAAAGTGATACCATTTTGCGTAACATTTATTATCCTGAATTGTTCCGCAAAAAGTCTTTAGAAAAAGACTTGCAATATTATCTTGGTATTGATTGGAGAGATTTAATTACACAAACAAAGTCTTGTAAAGAATATGTTGCAAGAATTAAAGAAGTCTCTAAGTCTAATCAGGATCTTTTAATTGCACATCATTACACTAGGTATATTGGAGATTTGTCTGGAGGACAACTCTTAAAAAGTATTGCTCAAACTGCATTGAAGGTTGATGATGCAGGAATGAACTTTTATCTTTTTACTGACATTCCAGACGAGAAAGAATTTAAAACTAATTATAGAAATGTGTTAGATGAATTGCCCTTTGACCAACATGAAATTGATGATATAATTGAAGAGGCAAATTATGCATTCAAATTAAATATGAATGTGTTTAATGAAATTGAAGGTAATTTGATTTCTGCCATAGGTAAAGTTTTATTTTCTACATTAACACGTCGTACAAGGAGAGGAAGTACCGAATGATTGAAGAGTTTAAAGAATGGTTACTTGGATCTTTTAATAATAGAAGGCAAGCATTCTCTTATCCATCTCAATACTCCCAAATTAGTTTACGTCATGTTCTCTTAGATAATGGTATGATTTATGGAGAACAAAAATATACTGTTAGAGGAGAACCTCCTTATAGGCAATTTGTTTTAGACTTTAAAGAAGTAAACGATAGAATTATTGTTTCAAGTTATAAAGTAAAAGATGGAAAAAAACATCTTGAATTTAAAAATCTAGATCAAATTACTGAGGATCAATTAGAATTAAATGAAAATTGTGATTGTATTTTTATAAAAGAAAACAATCAGTATGTTGGTAGAATTATGGGATGTGATTGTATTGTAGAGAGAAATGGTAAAAAGTCTTTCTTATTTACTATGTCTGCATTAACAAAAACTAAGTATAAAGTCATTGATAGAGGTTATGATCCAGAGACTAAAAAAATGGTTTGGGGATCTGAACATGGAATGTTTGAATTTGACAAGCAGAGTAAGACATAAATAAATATACGATCAATTTTGTCATGAAGTAACCCATAACTTTGATTCAATGGCAAAATACTTAAGTCAACTAAACAGAAAACTAAGAGTAGGTGTTGCCTCATATACTGACAATGAAACTGCTCTTCAGGTAACTGGTAATGTCGGTATAAAAACTTCAGAAGCTAAGTCAGACTTCCACGTTCAGGGAGATGGTTTAGTTTCTGGAGTTTTAAATGTTGATACTACTCTCAAATCAAATGATACTGTTGTCTCTGGAGTTAGTAGCTTTAGGGGAAAGGTATCTATTGGTAATACCACAGCATCTCCAGAAAGAGATTTAGATGTAAATGGTCCTACAATTTTTAGGGACTATGTAGATGTTAACAATTTTGTTTCTGCTGGAGAATACTATGGTCCATTGAGGTTTGGAGAACCTGATGGTGGATTTAAACCTGGAGCAGTTGAAATTGAGATTGACGATTTTACCAAAAATTCTATCAATGATATAAACTTTATTCTTGGTAAACTAGTTCCAAAACCACCAGCAACAGTTTTAAATGCACCTTTGGATCTGGTTGGACTTGGAGTTGCAAGACTTTGTTCTGGATTTGCGTTTACAAATAATACTGTTGGTGTTTTTTCTCCTTCTGCTGGAACACAATACCCAAGAAATACCAGCAACTCAGTTACCTCTACTTGGTTAACTGAGTATGGTCCTGGAGATCAAGGCAATGTAAATGCAATGATCAACTTCAGTGTTGAGGGGCAAAGAATGATGACAAGTAACGATGTCATCAATCCAGACAATAGTATTACTAACGATGCTACTAGTGATGATGGAGTTTATGGTGCATTAGAAATCTTAAATGATAAAGATGCATTCTTCTCATCTAGAAATACTGGTATTGCATCGGATTTTTATGAGGTTTATGATTCTAGAATATTAAATGCCAATTCACCCAATGGCTTTAATATGGCATATATTCAACATCAGGTAGATACAAATATCTATGAGTCTGAAAAATATTTGTACTATGAAGATCCGAGTGCAGTATCTGCACCAGTCCTAATCTCAACAACTCCAATAACTCCACCTTCACCAACATTTAATTATTCTTCTGGAATTCCTCATTATACACAAGCATCTAACAATGCATTCTTTTATGAGATCATTTGCCAGAATGCAACTGGTGATATGTATTCTAACAATACATTCTTAACTTCTTCTGGACAAACTACAGGATTCCAGAATGGTGGTAATAAATCTTATACAGATTTTACTAATGGAGTTAATCCACCAGTAAGAAATTTTGGAGTTGGTGTTGGAGTTACTTGTACAGTTTCACAGACACCTAGAGATCTTCATATTAGAGTAACTGCAGATAACCAAAAGTTTTCAAACTATACTGCATCAACTCCTTATGGATCTGATGTTGTACGTGCGACTATACCACAAATTGTAAATATTATGGGTACAACTGCTAGAACAAATGTGATTGATGAAGATAATATTTTAGTTCAAACTTTGGGAACTGGATCTGGAAATGCAGTTAGAGTAAATGCTGGATCTGCTGGGGATAATCCAACTCCTGTTTATACCACTTGGGTTGCTTCTAATACTATGCCAACCTACGAAGCTGTTGTTGTTGGTGGAGACTTGAAGCATGACCAAACAAATTATTCCACAGGTCATCTTCCAGTTGGACCAGATTACTCTGTAGGTAGAACAGGATCACAATATTTTCAAATGCAGTTTATAAGATCTAATGTCTCTGAGTTTGAAATTGTAGTTAATGGTTCTTATACAGGATGTTGGATTTGTATGCCTGATAATCCTGCATGGACTTCATCTTTATCTGGTACTAATGGTTGGGCAGATATGTTCCAAGCATACCGTGGTTCTGGTATTCCAACAACTGCTCTTCCTGGAGCAGCATTTGCTGGTAATATGACAGGATCTACAGGAACCTTTACTGCAGTATTTGGAACTGAGTCATCGTCAAATGATGCTAACAATAGAATTCTAGTTAGATTTAAATTGAATTCTGGAAATCAGATCAACACTTTGTCATTTAGAAATACCTAATACTAAGATCTAAAAGAAATGGCAATTTCAATCCAACAAAAGGTTGACTACCTTTTAAAAAAGTTAGGTTATTCCTCATCAAAGACAGGAATTGCTGAAGATTCTAGTATTTCAGGAACAAAGAAGGCACCATTTGCTGAGGCACTTCCATCACCTTTAATCATATCAAATAATGGATTGTGGTTTGAGTCTGGATTAATACCAGTTACTCCTCCAACAACAGACTTAATTATCATTCCTGACGATTGGAGATATCCATCATACAAATTGATAGAAGTTTATGGGCAGACAAATGCATTTAGAATGACAGAAGATAATACGGTTGGTGGTAGAAGAAGTTTTATTGCAAGATCTGTATATGGTGATAATAGTTCTATCAATGTTATTAATTGGATAGACACACAATACGGACCAGATTATATCGTAGAGGTTTATGCTGGAGACCCAAATGCTGGGGGCATTAAACTTTCTGCAGGTGGTAGTGGAAGTAATGATGAATGGTTCTTTGACTATTCTTCTGGTGTTTTAAATTTCTCAGGTGATAATGTTCCTGGATTAATATCTGGTGGGTCTGATGTTTACATAAAAGGATGGAGATATGTTGGTGGTATCGGAGCGTTAACAGATTTTGATGGTGGAAGCTACTGAATTCGATAAATAGTTCAAAAATCTAATCATAGTACAATGACAGCAGGTTCGGCTTCCATAGTTAATCTAGTCATAGAAAAAGGAACTGATTTTGAATCTTCCTTCTTTTTAACAGGCGATGATGGAGGTCCATTGAACCTCTTATATTCTAATGCAATAGCAATATTAAAAAAACATCCATCTTCTCCCAAAGAGTATCCATTTAAGGTTGGAATTACTACTGCAGACTCTGAAGTTAATATATCTATGGGGAGAACAATGACTTCTACTCTACCTTCTGGTAGAAATCAATTTGATATTTTTATTGAAAATACTGAATTAGATTTTGTTGTTAGGGTTATCACTGGAACTGTAATTGTGGAGGACACGACCAGATGAGTAATAGAATCCTAGGATCAATTAGTTATGGAGTAACGGTAGGAGCAAAGACCACAAGAAAGTACAATGTCACAACAAGATCAGGAATAATTATGGCTAGAAAATTAGCAGATCTTCAAGACGTTGATTTGTCAAATCAGAGTGATCAGTATGTATTAATGTATGACTCTGCAACAGCGACATATAAGTCTGTTAACCCAGACCAAGTATTATCTTCTGCAGTTATATCTGAACCAAATCAACCTGGATTGCCACAAGAGGTTATTGATTACTTCAGTAATGTAGTCTCTCCACAATTCAGAAATCTTTCTGATGTTGATTCTACTAATGAGCAAAATAACTACATTATTATATACGATGCATCTACTGGCAAGTATACTGTTAAGAATCCAGATGAAGTTCTTAGAGCATCTGTCACAGATCCTATTGAGCCTGGTCTTCCAGATGAGCTTCTTGATCAACTTGATGTTGATCTTGATAATAGAATCGACTTTGACGGTGGAGAATATTGATTTAGAAATATACTTTCGATAAATAATAATACAAAACCCGTAAGATTCCAACAATGGCAAAATATTTAAGCCCAACTCAGAGGGAATTGACTATCGGTATAGAAGATTATACCGATAATGAAACAGTTTTGACAGTTATTGGTAATGCTAATATTACAGGAGACCTCTTAATTGATGGTGGTAGATTCCTAGTAGATTCTGAGACCTTTACACTTAGAGACCCTCTGATTGAGCTTGGTCTTGTAGATGATCCCGAAACTGGTGAGTTAGTTCCACCATCTCAAGATTTAGGTAATGATGTTGGTGTTGTTCTGAACTACTTTGATACTGCTACCAATGCATCAGAGAAAGCAGTAATGTATTATGATAATGATGATGACAGAATGAAGTTCGTTCAGCGTGCGGAGCTAGACGGCAACAGTGTTATTCCTGAAGCATACGCTGCTATTGAAGCAGGTGCTCTTTGGATTAATGACTGTGCTGGAAAGTCTCAAGTTATTGATTGTGTAAATGAAGAGAGACTGCTAACAAATATCACACTAGATTGTGGCGTATATGGCGCTTGAGTCGTCTTTATTATAAATAAAATTAACAAAAACAACTTTCTGCAATTGGGTTAATGGCAAATCCTAAGATTAGATTTAAAAGATCTTCTGTACCAAACAAAATACCGTCAGTTTCTGACCTTCCATTAGGTGAAATCGCCATCAACACTAATGATGGCGAGATTTACATTGCTAGAGAACGTCCTGGCATTGGAACGGACATCGTTAGAGTCGGTGCTGGAGCAACGGTAATAAATGTCCTATATGTAACGCAAGATGGTAACGACAACAACACAGGTAAGAAACTCGGAGACGCAAAAAGAACCATTAAAGCTGCCGTCGCAGAGTCTGTCCCAGGAACAGTTATTAAAATTAGTGCTGGAGTTTATCTAGAAGATAACCCAATCGTACTTCCCGATAACGTATCAGTCGTTGGAGACTCACTTCGTGAAGTTACGGTTACTCCAAAAAATCAAGGAGACTTGTTCTGGTTAGACAATGGATGCTACATTGCAGAAATGTCATTCATTGGACCTGAGCAAAAGTCTAATGGTGCTATTGTTACATTTAACCCAGAAGTTGTTCCTTATATTGATCAGTCGCCATATATTCAAAACTGCACCAACTTTATTCCAGGCACAATTGGTCTGAATATTGATGGTGAATATGCTATTGGACCTATTAAGTCCATGGTTCTTGACTCCTATACCCAGATTAACCCAGGTGGTTTAGGCGCTAAGATCTTCAACGAAGCATTCGCTCAGTTGGTGTCCATGTTCACCATCTGTTCAGATACCGCAATCCTTTGTCAGTCAGGTGGTGCTTGCGACCTTACCAACTCTAACTCATCATTCGGTAACTTCGGTCTTGTCGCTGATGGCGTTGGACCTCTCAAGTATACTGGTATTGTAACCACTGCAGCTGGAGTTGATGCATCTGTCTTTAAGATTAAAGTTGATGCAAACGCTCCTGTAATGAATGTCGTTGATGCTAAGTACGACTTTAGAACAGGTATTGGTACATTTGTTCTCGATAGAGAGCATAAGTTAAGCGTTGGTATGGGAGTTACCATCGCTGGTCTTGGATTCACATGTGATTCTGATGGTGGAGCTACTCAACTTGAGTATCCAACTGGTAACTATGGATACATTTTTGAGACAAGAACAGTTGCTCCTGGTAGATATGTAGATGCTAGTGAGTCGATTGAAGCAAATAGAACTGAGATTCTTGATAAGTCTCTTGCTTCTATTGCATTCAAGCACCCTGATTTCTACTTCCCAGGTGAAGCACAAACTAATGCTTCCTCAAGATTCTACGATTCATATCGTCTGATTCAACAGAACAAGCAGGAAATTGTTGATAGATCACTTGCTGAGATCTCTGTAAATCATCCAGACTTCTACTTCCCTAATGATCTTCAGACAAATGCAAGATCAAGATTCTTTGATTCTTATCGTCTGATCCAACAGAACAAGCAGGAAATCATTGATAGATCACTTGCTTCTATCTCATTAGAGAATCCTGACTTCTACTTCCCAGATTCTAGCAGAAATAGATTTAAAGATTCATATAATCTTGTTAATGCTAATAGAGACGAACTTATTGATAAGTCTCTTGCTACTATTTCTCTGTATCACCCAGACTTCTTCTTCCCAGATGATCCAGAAACAAACGAAAGATCAAGATTCTTTGATTCATATCGTTTGATTCTCGATAACAAGCAGGAAATTGTTGATAAGGCACTTGCAGGAATCTCCTTCAAGTATGATATGTTCGATTATTTCCTCTTCCCAGGAGATACTGAGACCACATCAAGATCAAGATTCTATGATTCTTATCGTTTAATCCAGCAGAACAAGCAAGAAATCGTTGATAAGTCTCTTGCTTCTGTAGCATTAAACTATGATCAGTTCTACTTCCCAGGAGATCTTGAAACCAATGCACGTTCAAGATTCGCTGATTCTTATCGTCTGATTCAACAGAACAAGCAGGAGATCATTGATAAGTCTCTCGGTGCTATTGCTATTGATCACCCAGACTTCTACTTCCCTGGTGATGACCAGACAACAGGTAGATCAAGATTCTATGATTCATATCGTCTGATTCAGCAGAACAGACAGGAAATTGTTGATAAGTCCCTGGCAGCAATTGCACTTGATTATCACGTCAGTGCTGGTGTCGGTAAGACATTTGCATTCCCAGGTGATGAGTACACCAACGCAAGATCAAGATTCTTTGACTCCTATCGTCTGATCCAGACAAATAGAAGAGAACTGATTGATAGATCAATTGGTAACATTGTTGTTAACTATGATCAATATCCAACTGATTGGGTATTCCCTGGTGACGATGTAACTAATGCAAGATCCAGATATTATGATTCATATCGTCTGATTCAAAAGAATAAGACTGATATTGTTAACGCTGCTTGGCTTGCAACAAGAAACCAGTATCCTGCAATTCTCTCAACTGAGACTAAGTGTAAGAGAGACCTTGGATACTTCGTTGATGCAGTATCACTCGACGTTTTAACTGGTGGTAACTCATACTCACAAGACTTCACACTTCAATACTTCGCAAATAATCAGCTGATTACAAATGGTATTGATGGTGAGGAAGTACAATCTATCTACGCCTTCAATCAAGCGCGTGATAAGATGTATGAGGCAATCACAAATAACCTCTCATATACTGATGCTGGAATCACTACAGCACCTGGCGCTTCTTCAAATAGCGACTCTGCTGCATGTCAAGATGTTCAAGACACAATTGCAACTCTGGTATTAATCATTACTGAGGCAATTGCTAATGAGCAAACAGGTTCGTTTGCAGCAACAAGAAACGTAGGTTACTTTGCTCAAGCAGGAATTGGAACTACCAGCACCCCTGGTGGATTCAAGTGTGCAAGAGACATTGGATACTTTATCGATTCTGTCTCAACTGACGTATTCACTGGAGGTAACGTTTACTCTAGAGAGTTTATCCTTGAGTATTTTGATGACGGAACTGGTCAACCAATTGGTGAAGGTCTCTATGAAGAAGAGCTTCAGTCACTGTATGGATTCATCGGCGCTGGTGAGTTCATGAAGGATGCGATCACCAACCAACTGTATACAAAGAACCTTGGAATCTCCTCTGGTCCTGCTGTTTACAATGGTCCTGGTATTGCATATACTGTATACCAATCTGGTAATGCTGATGCATGTCAAGATGTTCAGGATACAATCGACACTCTCGTAGGAATTGTTACTTCTGTTGTTGGTCTCGGAACTACTGCAACCGCTGGTGATGTAACCGCAACCATTAACCAAGGATACTTTGTTGCTTCTGATGCTGGTACTCCAGTTGTTGGATTCGGAACAACTTCATCCCCAGGTGGATTCAAGTGTGCTAGAGATACTGGATTCTTTATCGATGCTATCTCGATTGACCTCTTTACCGCAGGTAACTACTACTCTGATGGATTTGCACTCCAATACTTCGATAACGCTGCTCCAATCATTAATGGTCTCCTCGGTGAGGAAGGTCCATCAATCGTAGCGTTTGAAGCTGCTGGTGAGTACATGAAGGATGCAATCACCAACCAACTCTTTAATAAGGATGTTGGAATCTCTTCTGGTACTGCATACTTTGGTGTTGGTTCAACAAACATTCCTGTACTAAGATCTGGTAATGAAAATGCATGTCTAGATGTACAAGATAACATCGATTCCTTGGTCGGTATCGTCACTGTTGCTGTAGGTCTTGGAACAACAGGTCAACTTCCAACTACTACAGGTGCTCTTGATCTTGGAGAGTTTAATCAATCTTTAGGAATCAGCACATTCTCCCCAGGTGGATTTACTTGTGGTAGAGACATTAGATTCCTTGTTGATGCAATCTCCACTGACCTGTTCACTGGTGGTAATGCATACGCTGCAGGATTCTTACGTAACCAGTTCAAGGCTGCTGCAGGTTGGAAACCAACCGATGCTACTTATGATCCAGCAACTGGAGACTTCACTGCAATCATCGGAGCTGGTCACCCACTCCAAACCAATGATGTTATCTATCTTGACAAGGAAGGATTCACCTTCACTTGTGCAATGGATGGTAATAAGACAGAGCACTCTCTGCCAACCATTGGTCAATTAGCTTACACCAATGGATTAACAATCACTGGAACAAGCGCAACTTCATTCACAGTTAATGTTGGTGCTTCTGGTACTGACTGGTCATTCAACCCAACTGCTGCTACTTATGATCCAGCAACAGGTGACTTTACAGTTACTGTTGGTGAGCACTCACTGAGTGTTGGAGAGGGTGTTATCATCGAGGATAATTCCTTCACATTTAGTTGTGCAATGGATGGATTCCAAGCACAGAAGACTTATCCACGTCCTGGAATTGATCCATTTGCAGGTAGATCAGTTAAGATTACTTCAGTAACTTCGGATACTTTAACAGTTAACGTTGGTGCTTCTGGTCCTAACAAGTACTTTACTCCAACTGCTGCTGATTATAATGCAGCGACTGGTGATTTAACAGTTACTGTTGGTCAGCATGGTCTTGGAGTTGGACGTGGAGTTATCCTTGAGGATAATTCATTCGTCTTTACTTGCGACCAAGATGGTAATGCTACTCAGCATTCATATCCACGTTCAACTGATCCAATCTCTGGAGTATCTACATCAATTACTGCTGTTGGAATGTCTACCCACACAGTAACTAACGCAACATATGATGCTGCATCTGGTGATGTAGTACTTACAGTTGCATCTCATGGATTCACTAAAGGAGATTATATCAAACTTGACGATGCTTCTTTGACCTTCACATGTGTACTTGATGATAATACAGTATCTAAAGCATATCCTCGCGCTGGATATGATTATGCATCTGGTCGTTGGTTAGAAATCTCTGAAGTAACTCCAAATACATTTAAGATCAACATTGGCGCATCTTCTTACACTGGTGCTCACACCTTCGTAAGTGCAACTGCTAATGGACTTAAGAAGCAGACAGGAACATTTACAATTAATGTTGGTGATGCAGGAATCGCTGCTGGATCTGTTCACACCTTTGTTTACGCAGAGGGTAACGCTATCCGTCACGAGCCACAAACAACACATCAATTCGTAAGTGCAGATGCAGGTGCTGTTAAGCATCTTCCTCAGTCCGCTCACACATTTGTAAGAGCAACTACTGATTCAGTCAAGTCTTACGAACCAGCATATCGTGGATGGATTACAAGTGGACTTGCTGGCGAAGAAGCTCCTTCGAACAGTGCATTTATCGCTGCTGGTGGACTTATTAAGAAGGCATTGACCAACCAACTCTATAGAAAGGATGTTGGAATCTCTTCTGGTGCTGCTACTTATGGTGGCGCAGGTGGAGACATCCCTGTTCTTCCTTCTGGAAATATCAACTCCTGTCAAGATGTTCAGGATAACGTTGATACCCTGGTTGGAATCGTTACTGCTGTAGTTGGACTTGGAACAACCGCAACATTTGCAGATGCTCCAACATCAATCAACTCTGGTTACTATGATGTAACCGCAGGTATCGGAACAACTTCATCCCCAGGTGGATTCAAGTGTGCTAGAGACCTCGGATTCCTTGTTGATGCAGTCTCAACTGATATTCACGCAGGTGGTAACACATATACTAGAGACTTCTCACTCCTTTACTTCGATGGTGCTGGTAACCCAATCTCCAATGGTCTTGTAGGCGAAGAAGCACAATCACTGATTGCCTTCGAATCTGCCTCTGGATACATGAAGCAGGCAATTACCAACCAACTGAATGCTAAGGATGTTGGAATCTCCTCTGGTAAGGCAGCATTTAATGGTCCTGGCGGTAATATTCCTGTTCTCCTCTCAGGTAATGCTGAGGCTTGTACTGATGTACAGGCAGCAATTGAGAACCTTGTAGGTATTGCAACCGTTGCAGTTGGACTTGGAACAACCACTTCACTTCCTGCTGAAACTAAGGGTAACTTCCTTATCAACACTGATCCATTCACTAAGTTAACTATTCAAAATACTGCTGGATTTGGTAATACAACTCCAGGTGGTGTTAAGTGTGCTAGAGACGTTGGATACCTTGTTGACGCGCTCGCGATCGACGTATTCACAGGTGGCAACAGCTACTCCAGAGACTTCACACTGTTCTACTTCGATGGTGCTGGTAACCCAACTACAAATGGTTTACTTGGTGAAGAAGCTCCTTCTATCGTTGCATTTGACTTTGTTGCAGATCTCGCTAAGAAGGCAGTTACTAACCAACTCAACCGTAAGGATGTTGGAATCTCCTCTGGTCCTGCTACCTACGTTGGTGGTGGTACTTCAGAAGCAGTTCTTCCTTCTGGAAATGCAAATGCATGTCAAGATGTTCAGGATAATATCGACACTATCGTTGGTATTGTTACAGTCGCGATCGGTGCAGGTGCTACAACTGGATTACCAACTCTGAATGAAGGTTACTTCAATCAGGCAGGTATCGGAACAACTTCATCCCCAGGTGGATTCAAGTGTGCTAGAGACCTTGGTTACCTTGCTGACGCGGTTGCTGGAGACCTTTACACTGGTGGTAACAAGAACATTGTTGGATTCGCCCTCTCCTACTTCGATGGAGCAGGTAACCCAATCACCAACGGACTCCTTGGTGAAGAATCTGAATCTGTAACTGCATTCACTGCATTCGGAGATCTCTCAAGAGCAGCAGTTACCAACCAACTTAATGCTCAAGATTTGACACTCTCGCCTGATTGGGTAACTGGAGACAACAGAAATCCTGATTCTTGTGCAGATGTACAAAACTTCATTGAGAACCTTGTAGGCATCGCAACTGTCGCTGTCGGACTTGGAACAACAACTTCACTCCCAGTTGTTAATAAGGGATTTGATGAAAGAGATGATGAGCAGTATAGATACTTCGATTCTTACCGCCTGATTCAACAGAACAGACAGGAAGTAATTGATAGATCTATCGGTTCTATCGCTCAAGGATATGATGCATATGATACATTCTTCTTCCCAGGTGATCTGGAAGAAAATGCAAGATCTAGATTCTATGATGCATACAGAATGATCCAACTGAATAAGGATGTAATTGTTGGACTTGCATTTACAGATGCTGTAAACAATCCAAACTTCAATGCATTCAACTTCAGTGCAGTCGAAGATAAGTGTAAGAGAGACACAGGATTCTTCATCGATGCTATCTCCCTTGACGTACTTATTGGTGCTAACAAGTATGCTACAGAGTTTACTCTCCAATACTTTGATGGTGCTGGTAACCCAATCACTGGTGGATTAGTTGGTGAAGAAGATGAGTCAATCTTCGTCTTCCAAGCAGCAGCTAAGTACATGAAGAACGCACTTACCAACAACTTGGTTGGTGCAGCATACTCTGATCTTACCGTCTCCGCAGGTGGAACATACTTCGGAGTTGGATCTGATGTAACTAACACTGATCCTACCGCATGTCTTGACATTCAAGACCAAGTTGATACATTGACTGGCATTGTTACAGCAACTGTTGCTGCAGGAAATACCACTGGTCTTCCAACTATCACTGGCGGTATCTTTGATCAGAGCGTCTCTGCTGGCGCTACAACCCCAGGTGGTTATAAGTGTGCAAGAGACATTGGATTCTTCGTTGATGCGGTCTCAACTGACGTATTCATCGCTGGTAACAAGTACTCTCAAGAGTTTACTCTCCAATACTTCAATGAGTCTGGAGCAGTTTACATCGACGGTGGAGAAGTTGCTCCAACTGTTGTTGGTCTTGGCGGTGCTGGTGAGTTCATGAAGGATGCTCTCACTAACCAACTCTATAGAAAGGATGTTGGAATCTCTTCTGGTCCTGCTACTTATGGTGGACCTGGAGTTGCACATACCGTATTCATCTCTGGTAACGCTCTCGCATGTCAGGATGTTCAGGATAACGTTGATACTCTGGTTGGCATTGTAACAGTCGCACTTGGCGCTGGAACAACTGCTTCGCTCTCGGGTCTCACATACAACACTGGTATCTTTGATAGAGCAAGTGGAATCGGAAGCACTGAGAACCCAGGTGGTTACAAGTGTGCAAGAGACCTTGGATTCCTCATCGACGCAGTTGCAACTGACGTATTCAGTGGCGGTAATATCTACTCCAGAGGATTCTCTGAGCAGTATTACTACGCAGACGGAACCAAGATCAGAGGTGGTCTAGAAGGTGAAGAAGTACCTTCACTGACAGCATTCAGATACTCTGGTGAGTTCATGAAGGATGCTATCACTAACCAACTCTATCGTAAGGATCTGACATTATCAACTGGTCCTGCAAACTATGGTGGCGTTGGAATCGTTACCTACACTGCTTCTGGTAACGAAAATACCTGTCAGGATGTCCAAGGTAACATTGATAACTTGGTTGGAATCATCACAACAGTCATCGGAGCTGGTAACACCTCTGACCTGTACGATGGAACAATCGGAGTTACTGAAGGTTACTTCACACTCAACCTCGGTGAGTTTGGACAAACTGTTGGATTCGGAACAACCGCAGGTGATCTGGTCGGACTCGGAACTACTTCTTCCCCAGGTGGTTACAAGTGTGCAAGAGATATTGGATACCTTGTTGATGCTGTTGCAACTGACGTATTCGTTGGTGGTAACACTTACTCCAAGGACTTCGCAAGACAATACTTCGATGGAAACGGAAGACCAATTACTCCTGGTCTAAACGCAGAGAAGACAGAATCTGTAACGGCATTTATCGCTGCTGGCGATCTAATGGCGAAGGCAGTATCTAACCAACTCTACGCGAAGGATCTAACACTAACATTCGGACCTGAAGTTTACGGATCTGGTGGTTACACAGTTGTTTATACAAGATCGGGTAATCCTGATGCATGTCAAGATGTACAAGACTTCATCTCTAACAGAATCGGAATCATTACCGAGTCTATTGGAATTGGTACTCTTACAACTCTAGACAACTACGTAGATAATCCAGGATCGTTCCTTGATCAAGAGAATAAGTGCAGAAGAGATATCGGATACTTTGTAACATCTGTTCGCGATGACCTAGAAAATTCAACTAACGCGAATACAATCGCTGCGGTTAATTACTACTTCGATGAAGAAGGTGAACCACTTGCTAAGGGTCTACTTGGTGAAGAAGTTGAAACTGTAACTGCGTTCCGCGCATCTGCAGACTACATGCAGTTGGCAATCAATAACCAACTCAACAATAAGAACTTCGATCTCCTTGATGACGCAGCATACGGTTCAAACAATACTCCTGAGGCATGTCAGAATGTTCAGGATACAATTGATAACCTGATCGGAATTGCTACTGACGCGATCCTGAAGGGTGAACCATCACCAGTTAGAATCTCTGCAGCGTCTACATTCTTTACCGCTAACGTTGGTAAGGGACCATTCGCTCACTACTATACTCCAGGTTCTGGTGGTACTGTTCAAATCAATGCCCAGAGACCATTTGACGGTCAGGTAGCAGTCTTTGATAAGTTATATTATCAACTTGATAAGATCCAAGTTACCAACGGTGGTAGCGGTTATACCGAGACTCCTGAGGTAACAATTGCGGATCCAACAACTGAGTGGGGTGTTCCCGCGCAGGCGATTGCAACCGTTGAAAACGGTTCAGTCATCTCTGTTGAGGTTGTATCCAGTGGTAGAGGATTCGTTGTTCCTCCTGCAGTAAGCATCGCTGCTCCACAAGGAGCTGGTGGTGTCCAGGCAAGAATTGTTCCTTCTATCTATCCTTCATACTTCACAGTATCGAAGGCAACATTACCCGATAAGGTAACTGGAATCTCTACCGTCACATTTGACACCCAGGTTCCATATGATGTTGGAGTTGGAATGGATGTTTACTTCTATAAGCAGTCCAGAGTTCTTGCTTCATCACACGCATTTGAATACATTGGTTCTGGAATCAATGTCAAGACAGCATTACCACAAAATGGAGGAGTTACAATCCCAGAAAATGAAACCGTGAATCTGAATGGTGGTCTGGTGGTCTTCACCAGTACTGACCAGTCAGGTAACTTCAAGATCGGTGATGGACTGATTATTAACCAAAACACAGGAACAATCTCTGGAACGTCATATTCTAAGTCGTTGTTCTCCACCCTAACCCCATTCATTCTCGCACTCGGAGGAGAGTAATCCATGGCACTAGCCCTTAACGTATTCAAAACGATTACGAACGTTGTATCTCAGTCTCCAGTAGGAATCTATACAGCTCCCGTGGGATACACGGGGGTTCTCCTCCTGGCACAAGCATCAAATATCGGAGCGTCTAGTCAAGACATTAGCGTATCCCACAGAAGAACAAAAGCAGGTATTGCAGTGACAACAGAACTGTTTAATCAGTTCCCAATTCCTGGTAATGATTCCGCTAACCTGCTTGCAGGTAAGTTGGTTATGGAACAAGGCGATACACTTATGGTAAAAGGAAGTACAAATACAGATCTAAAATTGATTGTATCTGTTCTAGAAACACTCAACTGATTTAAAAATAATACAATTAAATCAATAATAAATAGGTGTATATACTACACCTATTTTTTTATGGCTAGGCAAAAGGGAGATGAATTTTCATATATCTCTGAAGACGACTATAAAACGTTGATAACTGTATATCAACAAAAAACATTTAAACTTTTTAATGAGAATATCTCTCTTGAAGCTAAGGTAGCAACTTTAAATTCATTAGTAGAATCTTTAAAAAATACGGTTCAAGACTTAACTGAATTATCAAAACAGCAGCAAGAAAAGGCAGCAAGAAGTTCTAGAAGATCCAGCAAAAAAGCAAAAGTTCAAGAAGAAGAAATTATTGAAGATGCTGGAGAATATGGAGATGAAGAAACTTTTAATTGAATAAATACTATATAAAGTTCTGTTATATAACAGAATCTACGGTATATACCACTCATGCATCAGGTTGATAAATGTCAAAATTTTTAAGCGAACGCAAGAAAAATCTTAGAATAGGTATAGCTTCTTATACCGACGACTCAACAGTACTTGAAGTAACTGGACGGGTCGGAATTGGCACAACCTATGCATCAGCGGAGTTATCTGTACAAGGAGATGCGACAATATCTGGGGTCCTAACCGCCTCAGATATTGTTGTATCTAATGATCTTGAAGTAGTTGGAGTAGTTACTGCAACCGAATATTATGGTGATGGATCAAAATTAAAAAATCTAATTACCGATAAATTATCAGATCCTCAAGGAACTGCACCACAATTTATTGGATTTGTAACTGCAACAACAGGCGTTGTTACATCATTTGCTTCTAATGAAGATTTTGTATTCGTTCCTCAAACAAAGAGTGTTGGTATTGGTTTAACCAATCCAGATGCAGATAAGAAATTAACCGTAGATGGTGATGTTAGAGTTACTGGATTTGTAACTGCATCGGAATTTTTTGGTGATCAAGTTATTGGAACCCCATCTGCTGGTTTCTTACCTGGAGCAGTTGGAATTGAGACTGGAGATTATACCAAAGACTCTGTGAATGAAATTAATTTTATTCTAGGGAAATTGGTTCCAAAACCACCAGCAACTATTTTAAATGAACCATTCTCTTTGACTGGGTTGACTGGTGTTGGAAGATTGTGTTCAGGATTTAATCCTACTAACAATACTGATGGTGATTTGACGCCATCAGCAGGTACACAATATAGTAGAAATACTGATAATACCGTTACTTCAAATTATATTACAGAATATGGTCCAGGAGATGCTGGAACAGTTACTGGATTTGTAAATGCTGTTGGAGTTGGTACTACAGATTTATCCATTGGATCTAATGATGGCATCTATGGTTCCTTGCAAATTGCAAACAATAAAGATGCATTCTTCTCATCAAGAAATCCAGGGATTAACTCTGAATTTTATGAAGTTTATGATGCCAGATTGATTAATGCTCCATGTCCTGATGGATTTAATAAAGCATTCATTCAACAGTTTGCATATACTACCCAGCAGGCATATTGGTATGAGGATGGAAGTACAGTCACTGCACCTGTTTTAAGTGTTACTACTCCAGTAACACCACCTTCACCAACTTTGAATTATTCTTCTGGTGTACCACATTACACACAAGATTCTAGCAATGCATTTACTTATGTAATAACTTGTGAGAATGCTACGGGTGATATGTACACTCAGAATACCTTTCTGACATCTAGTGGTCAAACTACTGGATTTCAAAATGGTGGAAGTAAAAGTTATACTAATTTTGATGGAGGTGTTAATCCACCAGTTCAGAATTATGGTGTAGGTACTGGCGTAACATGTTTAGTTTCTCAAACACCTAGAGATCTTCATCAAACAGTTAATACTGATGCTACTAGATTCTCTACCTACACTGCAACAACTCCTTATGGGTCAGATACAGTAAGAGCAACTATAACTCCTGCAGTCAATATGATGGGAACAACTGCAAGGACTAATATTATTGATGAAGATAACATTGCAGTTAATAGTTTAGGAACTGGTTCTGGAAATGCTGTTAGAGTGAACGCTGGATCTAGTGCAGATAATCCCACACCAGTTTACACATCATTTAGTGCTTCTACTACTGCAGCAGCATATGAATCTATTGTTAGAGGAGGTGCTTTGAGGCATGATCAAACAGATTATTCTAGTGGATCTTGGTTACCAGTAGGACCAGATTATTCTTCTGGTAGAACTGGAGCACAATATTTCCAATTGCAATTTATAAGATCTCAGGTATCTGAATTTAGAATAGCAGTTAGTGGATCGTATGCAGGATGTTGGGTATGTATGCCCGACAATTCTACATGGACTTCATCTTTATCTGGTACTAATGGTTGGGCAGACATGTTCCAAGCATATAGAGGTGCTGGTGTACCAACATCAGCAGAACCAGGATGTTCTTCGGGTGGTGCAATGAATGGTTCTGGCGGAACATTTACATGTGTATTTGGTACAGAATCTTCATCTAATGACTCAAACAATCGCATTTTGATTCGTTGGAGATTGAACTCTGGGCAGTCAATTACTGCCATGTCATTCACGTCTACATAAGGTAAGGGGAAGTAAGATCTGTGGCAGCATCTCAAGAACAAAAGCTAGATTTTCTATTAAAGAAGATAGGTTATACCGCATCCAAAACTGGTATAGCTGAGGACTCTACTTTATCAGGCACCAAAAAAGCACCATTTGCGGAAGCTATTCCTTCGCCACTGGTAATTCGTTCTGATCTTATTTGGTCAGAGAGTGGAGATATTCCAGGAACTCCACCTTCAGCAACTAGTTCTATTGTACAGGTATATGGAACAGCAAGTGCTTTAAGATTAACGGCAGACCCCACTGTTAGTGGTAATAGAGCATTTTTATGTAGAGCAACGTATAATAATAACAGTTCAACACTTCTGGGTGATTGGATTGATCCTAGCTTTGGTCCAGATTACATTGTTAAAGTTTATAGAGGTGATCCTGCTTCTGGTGGTGTGCAGCTATCTGCAGCTGGTGCTGGATCAAATGATACTTGGTTCTTTGATTATGCTGCAGGTGTACTTAACTTCAATGGAACTGTAGTCCCTTCTGGAGTAAACTCTGGAAATGTTTACCTTGTTGCTTATAGGTACAAGGGACCAAAGGGTGTTGTTACCCAAGGATCATCTCCATCTTTTGATAATATTATTTCTGGTATTCTAACTGCAGATGCATTCTATACTGGATTTGATACAAATAGTTCATTAGCACTTACTGGTGATAAAATTTTAGGTCCAGCATCAATTAGTATTGTACCATTCCAAGATGGTGTTGTATTCATTGAGGGTGACCTTCAAATCAAAGGAACTCCGATTGGATTTAGTAGTAGTCAAATTACATTCTTCGATAATGATGTTGTTCTTGGAACAGATTCTATTATCTTTAATGCTAATGAGACATTAGAATCTAATCTTGACGGATCTGTTATTGGTATTGGTTCTACATCAGTAAGAAAATCAATAAAATACAAATTCAGTATTGATGCTTGGCAATCTAGTGTGAACTTTGGTGTTCATGAACCAGATGGAGCATACTATGTTGCTGAAAATGAAGTATTAAATGCAACTACGCTTGGATTAGGAATTACAAATTCAAATCTTAGATCTGCAAATCCTGGATTTATTAATGATAGGGTACAAACTCAGGCACAACCAGAGGATTTTATTCTCTTCTATGATCAGACTGATGGTTTATTAAAGAAAGATACAATTTTGAGTGCTGCTTTACAAGGTGCTCAAGGTCTGCAAGGTCTTCAGGGTCTTCAAGGTAACCAGGGCAACCAAGGTAATCAGGGTAATCAAGGTCTTCAAGGCAACCAAGGTCTACAAGGTTTACAGGGTTTACAAGGTCTTCAGGGTCTTCAAGGCAATCAAGGTCTGCAAGGTCTTCAGGGCAACCAAGGTCTTCAGGGTGTTGCTGGTCCAGTAGAAGGTGATCCATATCAGGTAATCTTCAAAAATGCATCTAATCTCCCACAAGGTTCTGATGATCTAAGATTTGATGCCAACAGTAATCTTTATGTTGCTGGTATTGTTACTGGTACATCATTTAAGACTGGAGCACTTGGACAAGCAATTATTGTAAATAGTGATTCTATCACTGGTCCATCAACAATTACCCTTGACCCAGCAGGTGTTGGTGATAACACAGGTATTGTTAGAATTAAAGGCAACCTAGTTGTTGATGGTGAAACAATCACAATTAGTACTGGTACTCTGGATATTCCAGACTTCAAGATTGGAATTGCAAAATCGGTAGGAGATAATGCTCTCCTAGATGGTGCTGGTATTGGTATCGGTTCAACATCAATTAGAAAAGATATTGTTTGGCAATCTGGAACAGCATCTATTTACATTACAGAAAATGTAAACGTTCCAAGTGGAAAAGTTTATAAAATTAATGGAAATACTGTATTAGAAGAAACAACTCTTGGTACAGGAGTTACAAATTCTTATCTTACTAATGTATCTCCAAATCTTATATTCCAAAAACCACAATTAACTGGAGATATTCAACAGTCAGATCTACTTCTTTTATATGATATTAGTGATTCTAGCTTAAAGAAAGCAACGATTACTGACGTATCTATTCAAGGTGTCCAAGGAACACAAGGTCGTCAAGGTAATCAGGGCAATCAAGGTAACCAGGGCAACCAGGGTAACCAAGGTAACCAAGGTAACCAAGGAAATCAGGGCAACCAAGGTTTACAAGGTCTACAAGGTAATCAGGGTAACCAGGGCAACCAAGGTAATCAGGGCAATCAGGGCAATCAAGGTAACCAGGGACTTCAAGGTGTAGGTTCTCAAGGTGTACAGGGTCTACAAGGTTTACAGGGTCTACAAGGTAACCAGGGATTACAGGGTGTAGGTGCTCAAGGTCTCCAGGGTAACCAAGGTCGTCAAGGCAACCAAGGTAACCAGGGTCTCCAAGGTAACCAAGGTAACCAAGGACTTCAAGGTCTTCAGGGTGGTATTGGTGATAGAGGAGGTATTCGTTATGAATGGGTTCAGAGTACAACAGATCAAGATCCTGGAAATGGTAATGTTGCATATAACAACTCGGCAATAAACTCAGTTACTCAAATTTATATTGATAACTTAGATGATCTTGGTAATAATCAGACTGCTTGGTATGATGTTTGGGATGATACTGAGAATCCAGATAGAGGATACTTATACTTTATCTCTGCGGATATTTTATCTGGAACTACAGTAAACATTTTTAGAATTAATGGTGTTAATCAAGTTGCATCTGGATACTATAAAATTTCAGTAGAGTATGTAACTGGTACATTACCTTCTAATGGTGACATTTTAACACTGTTCCATAGTAGAACTGGTATTCAAGGTTTACAAGGAAACCAGGGCAACCAAGGTAATCAAGGTAATCAAGGCAACCAAGGTAATCAAGGCAACCAGGGTCTCCAAGGTCTCCAAGGTCTTCAAGGTAACCAAGGCAACCAAGGTAATCAGGGTAACCAGGGTAACCAGGGCAATCAAGGTAATCAGGGTAACCAAGGTAACCAGGGTATGCTTGGAGACCGTGGTGGTATTCGTTATGACTTTGATTCTACTACCACAGCAGGTACGGGTGGACAAGGATCATTAAGGTATAACAATGCTACCGCAGCAAATATTACAGAATTATATTTTGATGATACAGATTCTTTTGGATCTGATCAAACTGGTTGGTACGATACATTTGACGATACTCAGTTAAATGCTGGACTAAATCGTGGATACCTCTATGTAACCTCGGCAGATTCTGGTGGTAATGTAACTTCTATATTCTATGTTGATGATGCTGTAATAGATAACACTACTTATTGGACTGTTCCTGTAACTTATGTAAGTGGTGATATTCCTTCAAATGGTCAAGAAGTAACGGTACTATTCACTAAGAGTGGAACTCAGGGTGTCCAAGGTAACCAGGGCAACCAAGGCAACCAAGGTAATCAGGGTAACCAAGGTAACCAAGGTAACCAGGGACTTCAAGGCAACCAAGGTAATCAGGGTAACCAAGGTAATCAAGGTAACCAAGGTAATCAGGGCAACCAGGGTAATCAAGGTTTACAAGGTCTCCAAGGTCTCCAAGGTCTACAGGGTAATCAAGGCAACCAAGGTAACCAGGGCAACCAGGGTAATCAAGGCAACCAAGGAAACCAGGGTAATCAAGGTTTACAAGGTAACCAGGGTATGCTTGGAGACCGTGGTGGTATTCCTTATAGATTTAATACTGCTACTGGATCTGGATCTTCAGGTGATGGAGATTTTAGATTTAATAATAGTACCATTGGTAGTGTAACTCAAATATATGTTGATGATAATGATATCTTTGGAGTAGATCACTCTGCTTGGGTTGCAAATTGGGATGATACTCAAGTTATTGCTGGAGAAGGTAGGGGATACATTTATATTACCTCAGCAGATTCTGCAACTAATGTTAGTGCAATATTTGAAGTAACTGGGGCAATAACAGACCAAACTGATTATCAGGAAATACCTGTTACTTATTTGAGTGGTAATATTCCTTCTAATGCACAAGATATAACCATCTTCTTTACAAAGACAGGTATTCAAGGTCTACAAGGTAACCAGGGTAACCAGGGTAATCAAGGCAACCAAGGAAACCAGGGTAACCAGGGTAACCAGGGCAACCAAGGATTACAGGGTCTCCAAGGTCTCCAAGGTCTTCAAGGTAACCAAGGCAACCAGGGTAACCAAGGTAATCAAGGATTGCAGGGTAACCAAGGTAACCAGGGCAACCAAGGTAATCAAGGTAACCAGGGTAATCAAGGTAATCAGGGACTTCAAGGAAACCAAGGTCTGCAGGGTATGCTTGGAGACCGTGGTGGTATTCCTTATGAGTTTGATACTACTACCGCAGCAGGTTCTGGTGGTCAAGGGGTATTAAGATTTGATAGTCCAGCTATTGCAAACGCAACTACACTTTATTTTGATGATACAGATCTATTTGGAATAGATCAAACCGCTTGGTATGATACTTGGGACGATACTCAAGTTAATGTTGGAGAGAATCGTGGATACATTTATATTACTACCTCAGATTCTTCTACAAACACAAGTATTATCTTTGAAGTAGATGGTTCTGTATCTGATAATGGTTCTTATTATAGTATTCCAGTAAACTATTTAACTGGATCTCTTCCTTCTAATGGACAAGAATTAACAGTATTCTTCACTAAAACAGGTACACAAGGTTTACAAGGTAACCAAGGTCTTAGTGGTAGAAATGCTGAAACTACTTATGTTTATACATTCAGTTCTTCAACAGGTGCAGCAAATCCTGGATCTGGAAGATTAAGATTTGATAATTTCTCAACTCAGTCTAGTGCAACTGAGTTGTACATTGCCAACACTGATAGTGGTGGAACTGATCTGTCAGACTTCCTTGCAGATATTGAGAACTATGGAATTCTAGAGAGACAAGCTCTTGTTAAGATTGTAGATCCTGTTGATGCATCCCAATATCATTTGTTTGTTGTTGGTAATACTCAATTACAAACTGGTGGTGCTACTGGATGGTTCTCATTTGACATTACCCAATTCTATGCATCTTCTGGAAACTTCTCTAATAACGATACAGTATTCATTAGCTTCTCGTTTATAGGACCTCAAGGTGTTCAAGGTAACCAAGGTCTCCAAGGACTCCAAGGTAACCAAGGTAATCAAGGTAACCAGGGCAACCAAGGTCTCCAAGGTAACCAGGGTAATCAAGGTAACCAGGGTAATCAAGGTAATCAAGGAAACCAGGGCAACCAAGGTCTCCAAGGTCTCCAAGGTCTGCAAGGTCTCCAGGGTAACCAAGGTAACCAGGGTAACCAAGGTAATCAAGGATTGCAGGGTAACCAAGGTAACCAGGGCAACCAAGGTAATCAAGGTAACCAGGGTAACCAAGGTAATCAAGGATTGCAGGGTAACCAAGGTAACCAGGGCAACCAAGGTAATCAAGGTAACCAGGGTAATCAAGGCAATCAAGGTCTACAGGGTAACTACGGCAACCGTGGTGGGGTTCCTTATATCTTCTCTACAACTACACAGAATGGAGATCCTGGTAATGGTAATTTTAGATATAATAATGCAACCATTGGTTCTGTAACCGAAATTTATATTGATAACTTAGATGACCTAGGTAATGATCAGACCGCTTGGTATGATGTTTGGGATGATACTCAACTAAATGCAGGTTTAAGTCGTGGTAATCTTGTAATAACATCTGCAGATAGTGCAGATACTAATGTAAATATCTTTAATGTTGTAGGAGCAGTTACAGCAGAGACTGGTTATTACAGAGTTCCTGTTGCATATGTATCTGGATCTTTACCAACCAACTCTGAAAAGTTAGTATTTAACTTTACAAGATCTGGTGTCCAAGGTGTTCAAGGTTTACAAGGTCTTCAAGGTCCAGATGGTGTAAGTTCTGGAGATACTTTTGAATACTTCTATTCAACAAGCACTACAGCCGCAGATCCTGGACAAGGATTTATAAGATTTGATAATAGTACAATTGAGAATAGTACAGAAATATACCTTGATCATAGAGATGAAAATGGATCAGATTTAAGTGACTTCTATTCATTCGTTGATCAATATGGATCTCCTGGAAATAAGGGATTTGTTAAGATTCAGTCTCAAACAAATGCAAATAACTTCTATATTTTTAGACTTGGTGGAGTTATTTTAGAGTCTGCTGGTGCTAATGGATGGAGTACATTAGATTTAACTTCAAATGTTAGTGCTGGTACTGGATTCTCTAATAATGAAGCAATATTCTTAAGTTTTGGTCTTGCTGGTATTCAAGGTACTCAAGGTAACCAAGGTAATCAGGGACTCCAAGGTAATCAAGGTAACCAAGGTAACCAGGGTAATCAAGGTAATCAGGGTAATCAAGGTAACCAGGGCAATCAAGGCAACCAGGGACTTCAGGGCAATCAAGGTAACCAGGGTAACCAAGGTAATCAAGGTAACCAGGGTAACCAAGGTCTCCAAGGCAATCAAGGTAACCAGGGTAACCAAGGTAATCAAGGTAACCAGGGTAACCAAGGTCTCCAAGGCAATCAAGGTAACCAAGGTAATCAAGGTAACCAGGGTAATCAGGGTAACCAAGGTATGCTTGGAGACCGTGGTGGCATTCCTTACTTATTTGACACAACTACTACCGCAGGATCTGGTGGTCAAGGAAGAATTAGATTCAATAGTGGAACAATTGGTAGTGTAACTGAACTTTATTTTGATGATACAGATTCATTTGCTGTTGATCAAACTGGTTGGTATGATACTTGGGATGATACTCAAGTCAATTCTGGTTCAAATCGCGGATATGTATATATTACGTCTGCAGATAGTTCCAGTAATACTACAGCAATCTTCTATGTAGATGATGTTGTTACTGATAATGGTACTTATTATACCATCCCTGTTACTTTTGTAAGTGGAAATCTACCTACAAACAATCAAGAACTTACAGTCTTCTTTACAAAGACAGGTATTCAGGGTCTCCAAGGTAATCAGGGTAACCAAGGCAATCAAGGTAATCAAGGTAACCAAGGTAATCAAGGACTCCAAGGTAATCAAGGTAACCAGGGCAACCAGGGTAATCAGGGTAACCAGGGACTCCAAGGTAATCAGGGTAATCAGGGTAACCAGGGACTCCAAGGTAATCAGGGTAACCAAGGCAACCAAGGTAATCAGGGTAACCAAGGCAACCAAGGTAATCAAGGATTGCAAGGTCTCCAAGGTCTACAAGGTCTCCAAGGTCTACAAGGTAACCAAGGTAATCAGGGTAACCAAGGTCTCCAAGGCAATCAAGGTAACCAAGGTAACCAGGGTAACCAAGGAAATCAAGGTCTCCAAGGCAATCAAGGAAACCAAGGTAATCAAGGTAACCAGGGTAACCAGGGTAACCAAGGAAATCAAGGTCTCCAAGGCAATCAAGGAAACCAAGGTAATCAAGGTAACCAGGGCAACCAGGGTAATCAGGGTATGCTTGGAGACCGTGGTGGTGTTCCTTACTTATTTGACACAACTATTACAGCGGGATCTGGTGGTCAAGGAAGACTTAGATTTAATAATGGAACAATTGCCAATGTTACAAACATGTATTTTGATGACACTGATGAATTCGGTGTTGATCAGACTGGTTGGTATGACACTTGGGACGATACGGTAGTTAATGCGGGACTCAATAGAGGATATATTTACATTACTTCCGCAGACTCTGCAACTAATGTTACTGCGGTATTCTATGTAAACAATACTGTTGAGAACAATACTTCATATTATAGAGTACCAGTTACTTATCTAAGTGGTAATCTCCCCACAAATGGTCAAGCAGTAACGGTATTCTTTACAAAGACAGGTGTTCAGGGTGTTCAAGGTAACCAGGGTAATCAAGGTAATCAAGGTAACCAGGGCAACCAGGGTAATCAGGGTAACCAAGGTAATCAGGGACTTCAAGGCAACCAGGGTAATCAAGGTAATCAAGGTAACCAGGGCAACCAGGGTAATCAGGGCAACCAGGGTAATCAGGGTAATCAAGGTCTACAAGGATTGCAAGGATTACAAGGATTGCAAGGCAACCAAGGTAATCAAGGTAATCAAGGTAACCAAGGTCTCCAAGGCAATCAAGGTAACCAGGGCAACCAAGGCAACCAAGGTAACCAGGGTAATCAAGGTAATCAGGGACTTCAAGGCAATCAAGGACTTCAAGGCAATCAAGGTAACCAAGGAAATCAAGGTAACCAAGGTAATCAAGGTCTTCAAGGTAATCAAGGCAACCAGGGTAATCAAGGCAACCAAGGTAATCAGGGTAACCAAGGTAATCAGGGTAACCAGGGTAACCAGGGTATGCTTGGAGACCGTGGTGGTGTTAGGTATTCCTTTGATACTACTACAACTGCAGGAACAGGTGGACAAGGTGTTATTAGATTCAATGATTCCAATATTGCAAACGTAAGCACTCTTTATTTTGATGATACAGATTCATTTGGTGTTGATCAAACTGGTTGGTACGATACTTTTGATGATACAATAGTAAATAATGGACTTAATAGAGGTTACATTTATATTAGTAGTGCTGATAGTACATCAAATGTAACAGCAGTATTCTTTGTTGATGGTCCAGTAGTTAATAATGGAACATACTACAGCGTACCTGTAAATAACCTTACTGGTTCTTTACCATCAAATGGGCAAGATTTGAGTGTTGTCTTTACTAAGAGTGGACAGCAAGGTGTTCAAGGCAATCAAGGACTCCAAGGCAATCAAGGTCGTCAAGGTAACCAGGGTAACCAGGGCAATCAAGGTAATCAGGGTCTTCAGGGTAATACTGGTAGTCGTGGAGGAAATCCATATATCTTCTCTACAACCACTACTAATGCAGATCCTGGAAATGGTGTCGTAAGATATAACAATAGCAATATTGCATCTGTTACTGAATTTTATATTGATAACTTAGATGATCTAGGTAACAATCAGACGGCATGGTATAACACATGGGATGATACTGTAACAAATACTGGATTGGTTAGAGGTTATTTGTATATAACTTCTTCTGACTCCAACCAAACTACAGTAAATGCTTTTGCAGTTAGTGGAGATGTTATTGCTCAAACTGGATATTATAGAATACCTGTTACCTACATTTCTGGTACTTTACCAGGAAATAATGAACAGTTATCAATTAACTTTACTCCTGCAGGTGCTCAAGGTCTCCAAGGTAATCAAGGTCTTCAAGGAAACCAGGGTATTAAAGGTAGAGATTCTGAAAATAGTTACAATTATTTCTATAATAATTCAACCACTGCAAGTGATCCTGGAAGTGGTAATTTAAGATTTAATAATGCAAATATTGCTAGTGCAACAGCAGTTTATATTGATAATACAAACAGTGATAATGTAAATCTTGACACATTCCTACAAACAATTACTGAATATGGATCGGTAAACAAGAGAGGATTCATCAGAATTGGTCTTGCTAATGATTTAACAGCATACAATGTATATGAAATTACAGGAGTTACTCAAAATGCTTCTGGTGCTGGTGGATGGCACACTATTTCAATTACTAATGTTATATCAACAACCACAACTATCAGTAATAATACTGAACTAATTGTAAGTATTTCTGTTGCTGGACCTCAAGGTACTCAAGGTAACCAGGGTAACCAGGGTAATCAGGGTAACCAGGGTCTACAAGGTAACCAAGGACGCCAAGGCAACCAGGGCAACCAAGGTAATCAAGGTAACCAAGGTAATCAAGGTAACCAAGGAAATCAAGGACTCCAAGGCAACCAAGGCAACCAAGGTAATCAGGGTAATCAAGGCAACCAGGGTAACCAGGGATTGCAAGGTAACCAAGGTAACCAAGGAAATCAAGGTAATCAGGGTAACCAAGGTATGCTTGGAGACCGTGGTGGCATCCCTTACCTATTCGATACTAACACTGCTGCTGGATCTGGTGGTCAAGGAAGACTTAGATTCAACTCTGGTACTATTGGTAGTGTCACAAACATGTATTTTGATGACACTGATGAGTTTGGAGTAAATCAAACTGGTTGGTACAATACTTGGGATGATACAGTAGTTAATGCTGGTTTAAATCGTGGTTATATCTATATTACATCGGCAGACAGTTCAACAAATGTTACCGCAGTATTCTATGTAAACAATACTGTTGAGAACAATACTTCATATTATAGAGTACCAGTCACATACTTGAGTGGTAATTTACCATCAAATGGTCAAGAAGTAACAGTCTTCTTTACAAAAACTGGCGTACAGGGACTTCAAGGTAACCAGGGTAATCAAGGCAACCAAGGTAATCAAGGACTCCAAGGTAATCAAGGTAACCAAGGTAATCAGGGCAACCAAGGTAATCAAGGTAATCAGGGTAACCAGGGTAACCAGGGTAACCAAGGATTGCAGGGTAACCAAGGCAACCAAGGTAATCAGGGTAATCAGGGTAATCAAGGCAACCAAGGTAATCAAGGACTCCAAGGTAATCAAGGTAACCAAGGTAATCAGGGCAACCAAGGTAATCAAGGTAATCAGGGTAACCAAGGTAATCAAGGTCTACAAGGTTTACAGGGTATCGCTGCTGCAAGATCTCTCGGATCTACATTTGAATACACTACTTCTACTGCAAACTCTGATCCAGGAACAGGACATCTTGGATTTAATGCCGCTGTAACTGCAAACTTCACAACATTCAGAATTAGTGAAACTGATATTAACTTGAGTGATGTTGAAGGTATTCTTGCTTCTCTAGATTATTCTGATAACATTCCTAGATCTATTGTTACTGTTCAAAGAGAAGTTAATAACTTAGATTATGTTATCTTCTCCATTGAAAGTGCTAGAACAGATAATGGTGGATGGAGAAGTTATTCATGTACAAAGATTGCACAGACTGGAACATTCTCTGATGGTGATAAGGTCTTTGCTGTTATCCAACCAGTTGGTAACCAGGGTGTTCAAGGTCTCCAGGGTAACATTGGTAACCGTGGTGGAGTTCCTTATGACTTCCAAGGATCTGGTGGAGGAGCTCCTGGATCAGGTACAGTTACATATAATAGTGGAACATTCTCCAGTATTACTGAACTTAGAATCAATGATATTGATGCTTTAAGTAATGACCAGTCAAACTGGATTGCAAGTTGGGATGATACAGCATTAACTGGTGGATTGAACAGAGGTTATATCTACCTTATCTCTGCAAACTCCGCACAAAATACTGTCAATATTTTTGAAGTTGATGGTAGTGCAACAAATAATGGATCATATTACACTATTCCAGTCAATCCTATTAGTGGTTCTGTTCCCTCAAACGGAACAGAACTTACCATAGCATTTACAAGATCTGGTGTCCAGGGTGTTCAAGGTAATCAAGGCAACCAAGGTAACCAAGGACTGCAAGGTAACCAGGGCAACCAAGGAAACCAGGGTAACCAGGGTAACCAGGGTAATCAGGGTAACCAAGGTAATCAAGGATTGCAGGGTAACCAAGGTAACCAGGGTAACCAGGGTAATCAGGGTAACCAAGGTAATCAAGGATTGCAGGGTAACCAAGGTAACCAGGGTAACCAGGGTAATCAGGGTAACCAAGGTAATCAAGGATTGCAGGGTAACCAAGGTAACTACGGTAACCGTGGTGGAGTTCCTTATAACTTCTCTACAACCACTACTAACGCAGATCCTGGAAATGGAAATGTAAGATATAACAATGCAACAATGAGCTCAGTGAGCTTCATTTATATTGATAACTTAGATGTTCTTGGCAACAATCAAACTGGGTGGTACAACACTTGGGATGATACTACATTAAACACTGGTCTTACTAGAGGTAATCTTGTAATAACATCTGCGGATAGTGCAGATAATAATGTAAATGTATTCAATGTCACGGGTGCAGTTCAAGTTGCTTCTGGTTTCTATAGAATCCCAGTATCATATGTGTCTGGATCTAGACCTGCAAATACTGAGAAGTTAGTATTTAACTTCAATAGAGCAGGTACTCAGGGACTCCAAGGTAACCAAGGCAACCAAGGTAATCAGGGTAACCAAGGTAATCAGGGTAATCAAGGTAATCAGGGACTCCAAGGTAACCAAGGCAACCAGGGTAACCAAGGCAACCAGGGTAACCAAGGCAACCAAGGAAACCAAGGTCTCCAGGGTAACCAGGGTAACCAAGGCAATCAAGGTAATCAGGGACTTCAGGGCAACCAGGGTAATCAAGGTAATCAAGGTAACCAGGGTAATCAGGGTAACCAAGGTAATATCGGTAACCGTGGTGGAGTTCCTTATCGTTGGGGAGGAACAGGAGTTCCTTCATCTGGACAAGTAAGATATAACAACGGAACCTTTGCTAGCATCACTGCAATTCAAGTTCATGATATTGATCAATTAAGTAATGATCAATCAAACTGGATTGCAAGTTGGGATGATACAACATTAACTGGAGGATTGAACAGAGGTTATATTTACATAATCTCAGCCCTATCTTCACAAACCACAGTAAACATTTTTGAAGTTGATGGAAATATTTCAAATAATGGTTCTTATTATACCATTCCAGTTAATCCGCTCAGTGGGACAAATCCTTCCGTAAACCAAGAAATTACTTTAGCATTCACAAGATCTGGTGTTCAGGGTCTCCAAGGTAACCAAGGTAATCAAGGTAACCAAGGTAATCAAGGTAACCAGGGTAATCAGGGTAACCAAGGTAATCAAGGTAATCAGGGACTCCAAGGTAACCAAGGACGCCAAGGTAACCAAGGTAATCAAGGTAATCAGGGTAACCAAGGTAATCAAGGTAATCAAGGACGCCAAGGAAACCAGGGTCTTCAGGGTAACCAAGGACGCCAAGGTAACCAAGGTAATCAGGGTAATCAGGGTAACCAAGGTAACCAGGGCAACATTGGTAACCGTGGTGGAGTTCCTTATGCATATGGAGGAACTGGAGCACCATCTTCTGGTCAAATTAGATTCAATAATGCAACAGCATCTTCTGTAACTTCTATTACAGTTAATGATATTGATGCTTTAAGCAATAATCAATCGGGATGGATCGCAAGTTGGGATGATACAACACTAACTGGAGGATTGAATAGAGGTTATATTTACATAATCTCAGCTCTATCTTCAGATAATACTGTTGTTATTTTTGAAGTTGATGGAAATATAACTGATAATGGTACTTATTATACCATCCCAGTCAATTATCTTGCAGGTACTTCACCATCAGTAAGTGAAGAAGTAACGCTAGCATTTACAAGATCTGGTGTTCAGGGTGTACAAGGAAGACAAGGTACACAAGGTAATCAAGGTCGTCAAGGTAATCAGGGTCTCCAAGGAAACCAAGGTCGTCAGGGTCGTCAAGGTAACCAAGGTAATCAAGGTAACCAAGGACGCCAAGGTAACCAAGGTCTTCAGGGTAATCAAGGTCGCCAAGGACGCCAAGGTAACCAGGGTCTCCAAGGAAACCAAGGACGCCAAGGTACGCAAGGTTTAAGTAACCAAGGTACACAAGGTAACCAAGGACGCCAAGGTAACCAGGGTAACCAAGGACGCCAAGGTACGCAAGGTTTAAGTAACCAAGGTACACAAGGTAACCAAGGACGCCAAGGTAACCAAGGACGCCAAGGTAACCAGGGTCTCCAAGGAAACCAAGGACGCCAAGGACGCCAGGGAACTCAAGGTCTTCAGGGACGCCAAGGTACACAAGGACGCCAAGGTACGCAAGGTTTAAGTAACCAAGGTACACAAGGTAATCAAGGTACACAGGCAACCCAAGGTACTCAAGGTCTCCAAGGAAACCAAGGACGCCAAGGACGCCAGGGAACTCAAGGTCTTCAAGGACGCCAAGGTACACAAGGACTCCAAGGTAATCAAGGAACCCAAGCAACTCAAGGCACTCAGGGTTCTGCAAATACAACAACAATTTCAAATAATGTAGACAATAGAGTCATAACTGCTACTGGTTCTGCTGGAACAGTTAATGCAGAAGCAAATCTTACCTTTACTGGAAGTGTTCTAACAATTGCTGGAAATATTGTTCCAAATACAAATAATACAAGAGATCTTGGTTCAACCACTCTTCGCTGGGCAAACATTTATACAAATGATATTAATCTTAGTAATGAGGGTTCTACAAATGATGTTGATGGAACATGGGGTGAATATACAATTCAAGAAGGAGAGAATGATTTGTTCCTAATTAATAGAAGAAATGGTAAAAAGTTTAAGTTCATGTTATCGGAGGTAGACTGATGCCTATTTTAGCGGCGGACATAACAGGTGAAAATTTAAATCTAACAGGAGTAATGACATGCACCAGCATGGATACTGGTGCAGGACCAGGAGGATCAGTTCCTAGTGGAGGTATTATTTTATGGTCTGGTTCAACAGCATCGATACCTACTGGATGGGTTTTATGTGATGGTCTTAATAGTACACCAGATCTTAGGGACAGGTTTGTTGTTGGTGCAGGTAATGGATATGCTGTAGCTGCTACTGGTGGTTCTGATACTGTAACACTAACAACAGCACAACTACCTGTACATAATCATCCAGGATCTGGTTCTAGTGGATCTGCTGGATCTCACTCTCACCCAGCAAGTGGGTCTACAGGACCTGCAGGTACTCACTCTCACGCATACACAGGAACTGCCTCACAAAATGCTCCAAAAGATGGTGCTGGTAATGCAGTTAACCAAGGCACTCAAGCTAGAACTACTTCACCTGCAGGTGCTCATACTCATCCAGTAAGTGTATCAGTTAATTCTGCAGGTTCTCATAGTCATCCAGTGTCTGTTAGTGTTGGAAATGCTGGTAGTGGCAATGCTCATGAGAATAGACCTCCTTATTATGCACTAGCATACATCATGAAAACCTAAAAGTCAATCTTGACATGGTGGTCAAATATAGATACAATACCTTTGCTAAGGTTAATAAAAAATAAGAGCTTTTAAACTCTTATAGATACTTTATGAATCATTGAATTAATATGAATAGACCATTACATGTTGCTAATCAAAGTATGAATTTTGTGAAAGATTGTATTGAGAATGGTGGAGGAAGTATTCATCCATTAGTAACAGACTCTTCAATACTTAAAGGACCTTCTCTAACAAATCCTTCAATTTATTTGGATGGAGATAGGCTTTTAGTAAATTTAAGGAATATTAACTATACCTTGTATCATTCTGAGATTAAGAAGTATGAGCATCCCTGGGGTCCTCTAGTTTATATTCATCCAGAGAATGATTGGAAGCTTCGCACAAAGAATATTTTGTGTGAGTATGATTCTAATATGAATCCAGTATGGCAAAGACATATTGATACATCAGATTTTCCCGACAAAGAACTTTGGGATTTTGTAGGTCTTGAAGACTCTAGAATTTTCCGTTGGGATGGAAGACTCTTCATGTGTGGTGTTAGAAGAGATCTAGATACTATTGGTACTGGTAGAATGGAACTATCAGAGATTGAGATTGGTCCTGATTATGTAAAAGAGATTGCTCAATATCGTATTCCAACTCCAGGTAATAGGGAATCTTATTGTGAAAAGAACTGGATGCCTATTGTTGATATGCCATGGCATTTTGTTAAGTGGACTAATGGCACAGAAGTTGTGAGATATGATATTGAATCTAATACTACAGAGAGTGTAGTTATAAAGGATTGGAGAGATATTGGTTGTATTGATCTAAGAGGAGGATCTCAGGTTCTTCCTTTCGGTGATGGTGGTCATATTACGTTATGTCACGAGACATACTTAACCAAAAGTGAACAAGATCGTAAAGATGGTATCTATAGACATAGATTTATTGTTTGGGATAAGAATTGGGATATTGTAAAAGTCTCTAGACAATTTTCATTCATGGAAGCAGAGATTGAATTTGCTGTTGGCATGTGTGAGTATGGAGATGATTATCTGATCACATTTGGATTCCAAGATAATGCTGCTTATCTTTTAAAGATTAATAAAAATTATGTTCAAAACTTTATATTTTAAATAATATGAATGTTGCAATATGTTTATCTGGACTAATTAGGTATCCAGAAAATGCTCTTAGAACTATAGAAAAAATAATTCCTAATGAGAATATAAAAATCTTTATACATACTTGGAAAGTTCAAAACAAAGAATTCTTTACAAGTAAAGTATTTCAACCAGAGTATAAAGAATTAGATAGGATTGCTGAAGATAGTATTGGATTCTTAGATTCTTTTAATTATGAGTCTGCTTTAGTTGAGAATTTTATTTCATTGGAACCAAAATTTAAAAAAATTTATACTGACATCTTGACAAAATGTAGTCCTATTGATAACTATACAATTAGTCCTATTAGTATGTATTATTCTATCTTCAAGTCTAATGAATTAAAAATGAAATATGAAGATGAAAACTCTATGGTTTTTGATAAAGTTGTCAGAATGAGAATGGACAGCGATTATATTTACGATGAATATTTTGATTTATCTAAGTATGATAGTGACTTATGTATTCCTGCTGGAGAAGATTGGGATAATGGTATAAATGATCAGTTTGCTTTTGGTAAATCTCATATTATGGATCAGTATTCTAATGTTTATAATAATCTATACAATATAGAATTTGAAAAATATCAACCAGAAACTATGTTGAGACAAAATCTGGAATACTATAATATAGTTCCAGACAGACCAGAGATATATATTAGAATTAATAATGGGAATTATGGAAAGCATGTACTTTATCCAGACTGGATTTTTTGATAATGTTAATAGATTTTAATACAATTTTTAATAGTTATAAAATGGAAATCACAGGAGTTATTCACGTAGGTGCTCATCATGGTGAAGAGATACCAGTTTATATTAACAATGGAATCAAGAATATTGTTCTATTTGAACCAGTTCTAGATAATTTTTATAAGGTTGCGTCTCACGCTTCTAACTACAATGCAAATATAACAGGGCATCAAGTCGCATTGGGAAGTACAAATAAAATTGTTGATATGTATTTAAGTAGTAATCAATGTGAGAGTAGTTCTATATTAAAACCAAAAAAACATTTACAATTATATCCAGACGTTACTTTTGATAAAACAGAAAAGGTAGAAGTTAATAGATTGGATGATTACAATCTCACAGAATATAATATGTTAAATATTGATGTTCAGGGATATGAACTTGAAGTATTGAAGGGGGCAGAGAATACCCTTCAATATATTGATTACATTTATTGTGAAGTTAATAGTGATGAGATCTATGAGAACAATGCATATATAGAAGATATTGATGATTTTTTATCTAAGTTTTCTTTTGAGAGAATTGAAACTGATTGGTGGGAAGATCATGGTTGGGGTGATGCATTTTACGTAAAACAGGAGTAATTGTTAAATGGCTACAAAGTATACTGGTGAGATCGATATACAAAATCTAAGAAGGTTCCATGGTTATTGGGACGAATCTCATCAATGGTTAAAAGATTTTATTAATGAAAGAGAAGATGAAATTAAAACAGGTGTAGAAATTGGAGTTGCTTTTGGATCTAATATGCAACTCTTATTGGAAGAAACAAATCTAGAAACTTTATGGGGAGTTGATTCGTACAAAAAAGAAACTTGGGATCTATCTGGTGTTGTAAATGTAGATACTGAGTTTGGTGGATTTGATGGATTACATGCACATGTTGTCCAATTAATCAAACCATTTGACCCAAGAGGTAAAATTATTCGTATGACATCACAAAATGCTGCGAAAAAATTTAGAAATGAAAGTTTAGATTTTGTTTTTATTGATGGTAATCATTTTGATCTTGAAAATGATTTAAAGTATTGGGAAAAGAAAGTTCGTGATGGTGGTTATATCATGGGGCATGATTGGAATCATCCTTCTTTTGGTAATATTACTGCTCATTTAAGAGATACTTATGATGAAGATGAGTTGGTTGGTATTGATGGACCAGTTCATATTTGGTATGTTAAAAAAGGTGCTTTTATGTAAATTATGTACACATTATCATTGACTTGTCAGATACCAAATCTGGATAAAATTTATACAAAATACTTTGGTGAGAACGTTGATAGAATCTTTGTAGAGGTTGGTGCTTTTGATGGTGAATCTGTATCTAATACTTCTTGTCTTGCTGATGCTGGATGGAGAGGATTTTATATTGAACCAGTAAAAGAACACTTTGAGCAATGTGTTAAGAGGCATTCAAATAATTCAAAGATTAAGGTATCTAATTATGCTATTGGAACAAAGGTTGGTCGTCTGCCAGTATATTGTTCTGGAATAGTATCTACTATGGATAAAGACCAGGCAACAATGGTTTCCTCTATGTCTATATTTGGACATCCTCAGTTTACTGAATCTGAATGTATGCAGGTTAGACTTGATAGTTATATGCAAATGGCAGATATTCCTAAAAACTTTGATTTATTAGTTGTTGATGTTGAAGGAAGAGAAGAGGATGTTTTTAAATCTTTTAGACTTGATCTGTGGAAACCAAAGATGATGATTGTTGAACTTATAGATGATCATGAATACTTCCAAGAAAATAAATCTTTAGTAAATTCCTGTAAAAATTTGAGAAGTTTTATCATTGATAGTGGATACACAGAAATATTTCATGATCATATAAACACTATATTTGTGAATAATGAGTATATCTCTGGGAATACCAACATACAATAGTTCCAAATATCTTTGGGATTGTATAAAAACTTCAATCAATTGTGATTTTATTAGTGAAATAGTAATACATGATGACGGATCAAATCCAACTGAGTATGGTAATCTTTGTAAGATACTAAACTCTTTGAATACAGATAAGGTAAAGGTTTTTAGATCTGAGATAAATCAAAAAGCTTTTATAAACAAGTATCTAACAGTTGCAAATTGTACTTCTGAATGGGTATATCTTTTTGATAGTGACAATTGGTTTGATGAATGTATCTTTGATGTAATTAAAAACTTAGACTATTCAAAAAAAGATACTTGTTATATCGAGAGTACTTTAATAATGTCTGATGGTAATATAGTTCAATATAATTATGAGGATAAAATTTTTGATTTAAAAGTAACTCAAAAATATATTGAAACTAGTATGCATAAGTTATCGTGGTTTTTAAATAATGGTAATTTTATTGTTAATAGGGAACAATATTTAAAAACACAAAAAAGATACTTCGTTAATACTCCATATCATGCATCTGCAGATGTAATAGTATTCTCATATTTTTGGTTAACGTCTGGCAATAAATATGAGATAGTTGATGATTGGTATCATCATCACAGAATAAGACCTGGAAATTATTTTATGGAGAATGGTGGATATTCAAATATAGAAGTAATACGTAATTTTTTTAGTAGATTGATATCATTATGATTACATTTCCTCATATTGGATTTATTGGAAGATTGGGAAACCAAATGTTCCAATATGCTGCGTTGTATTCTATGTCTAAAAAATTTAATTTAGACTTTGCTTTATGTAAAAATAATTTGGAATTGTATAAGTGCTTTAATATATCAGCAAAAGTATTTTCTCACTATTATTCTGAGTTTGTTTTGCCCAATGGTGTACCATCTGATATCGTTTCTGGTGGTCATAGCATTGTATTGCAAACAGAAGAACAGAATGGTCGATTTTTAAACACCGCTTTTGATTCTAACTTTTATAATACTAATCATGATAATAAAAGTATTTTAGGATTTTTTCAAAACTATAAATATTTCATCGATTTTGAAAAAGATATAAGAAAGCAATTTGTTTTTAAGGAAAGATACAAAAACATTGCTAAATTTTATTTAGAACAAACATTTCAAAATAAAAAAATAATAGCACTTCATATAAGAAGAACTGATTATTTAAATTCGCATTTTTTAAATAATCTTACATTAGATTATTATAATGATGCATTATCTCATTTTGATTTATCTATACCAACATTAGTATTCTCTGACGATCCTGATTGGTGTGAGGATCAGGATTATTTTAGTGAGGATAGATTTCATATTATGAGAAGTGGAAACACTTATTTGGATTTGTGCTTGATGTCAATGTGCAATTATCATATAATTGCTAATAGTACTTATAGTTGGTGGGGATCTTGGTTGGCAAAAAGTGAAAAAACTATTTGCCCTAAGAAGTGGTTCCAACCATACGCCTCTTTTGTAGACTCTAACGGATTAAGATTACCTCATTGGATTTCAATATGAATGTTTCAGTAATTTGTGCATGTAAAAATCGGTATGATGCATTAAGAATATCATTAAATTCTTGGTTGGCATTTGATGAAATTAAAGAATTTATAATAGTTGATTGGAGTTCTGATGAACCAATAAATCATCTTACAAAAATTGATAAGAGAATAAAAATAGTTAGAGTTAATGATGAAAAGTATTTTAATCAACCTCAACCATTAAATCTTGCCGCAAGTATTGCTACAGGAGATTATATTCTTAAGTTGGATTGTGATTATATGATCAATCCATATTTTCCATTCTTTGATTTTTATAAGATTGATGAAAATTCCTTCTTATGTGGTCAAGATAGTTACGTCTGTAATCATGAGCATTGGAATGAAGATTTAAAGGGATATGTTGTCAACCTTCATGGTATGGATGTTGGTGAGTTGATGAAATACTCTCATACATATAGTCCCCTATTCAAATATCTTACGGGTCTTTGCTTTGTTAGCAGAGAAAACTTCTGGAAAGTTGGTGGATATGATGAGAGAATGGGTAAGTATTATGCTTATGAAGATGATCAAATGACAAAAAGACTTACTATATTGGGTCTTGAATGTAAAAAATTAGTTCATAACTATAATATTATTCATATACCACATCCAGATAGTAAAAGATATGAGAATTTTGAAGGATATGGTGAAGAAGCAGAAACAAATATTGAGAATGTAAAGAGAAGAATTTCTGATCCAACAACTTCTGATTCGGATCGTTGGAATCTAGAATATCTCTTAGCAAAAATGAATGTTGAATTTAATGAAAAACTTTTTTCTGATATTCAAAATCCATATATCGAGAGGATATATGATTGGGATGTAATTAATATTGATGGTCAAAATTATGTTGCTACTAGAAAAGAAGAAGTCAAAAAATTATCGGAATTAAATTCGGTATATTATTTGAGTCTTGAGGAAAGTATTGATAGAAGAAATAATTTGGAAGATGCTTTAAAGAAGCATGGAGCAAAAAATATTATCCCAATAATATCAAAAAGATTCTCAGAATCTGATGATATAGTCACTGGTAAGTATGTAGATACTCTTAATGATGGAACAAAAGGTTGTTGTGTATCTCATTTAAAAGCAATCAAACATTGGTATGAAAATACTGATGAGGAATATGGATTCTTCTGCGAAGATGATTTGAGTCTTGATACTGTAGACTATTGGAATTTTACTTGGAAGGAATTTGTTGATGCTCTTCCCGAAGATTGGGGATGTATTCAAATGCTTCCAATACGTGGAGATTTTGGAGATATAAAAATAAGAGACCGTCTTTGGGATGATTGGTCTGTGACAGCATATATTGTTAAAAGAGACTATGCAAAATATATTATAGATAATTATATTCGAGATAATATATATCATCTTGAGCTAAAAGATGCTGAGATACAACCTCTCATCGAAAACATTCTTTACACCAGTGCTGGAAAAGTTTATACTATTCCAATGTTTGTTGAAGACGTATCTTTTACTTCAACTTTTGAAGGTGGAGATGGGGATGTAAAGGATGGACAAAAAAGAAATCATTATTATACCCACGATTATATTATAAATTGGTGGAAAGATAATGGAAGTACTAGAACAGTTGAGGAACTTATGGGAGCAATGTTTGAAGTTAAAATGAGTGAAGAACTTCGTAGTGAAAATGAAGAAGTTACTAATGTTGAGGATGTAAAAACTCAATTATTGACAAGTGTTAATGGAGCAAATCTTAACCAATTACTTTTAGAGTATGCATTGGATACTGAGAATCCAACAAAGAATTTTAACCTTGGTATGTGGTATGAGCATCATAGGCATAACGCTCCAGCACTATCATTCTTTTTGAGGTGTGCTGAGCGAACAGACGATCTTGATCTTGCTTATGAAGCACTTATCCATGCCTCCAATGCCTATGATAGGCAAGGGACGAGAGATCAAACAGCAAAGGGACTTCTTCAACAAGCACTTTGCATTCATCCTAAAAGACCAGAAGCATACTATTTGTTAGCTAAGTTTGCTGAAAAGCGTCAGTGGTGGCAAGATTGTTATATCTTTGCTCATTGGGCAATTGAGTTTTGTGACTTTGATTGCGAACCATTGAAGACTGATGTGGAATATCCTGGTAAGTATGGTCTTCTTTTTGAGAAGCAACTTGCCGCATGGTGGTGGGGTAAAGGAGATGAATCCAGATCTCTTCTTCAAGACATGAAGAATAACTATGAGATGGATGATCGCCATTATGATATGGTTGGTAATAATCTAATGAGAATGGGATCAGGACATATTCCAGATGAGGTTATTAAATATCAACAGCGCAAACATGATAAATTAAGATTCAAATTCCCTGGTTCTGATAAGATTAAAAATAATCATTCTCAAGCATTCCAGGATATGTTTATTCTTGCCGCAACTCAAGGTAAAACGAATGGACTTTATCTTGAGATTGGCGCTCAACAACCTTTCTATCAAAACAATACTGCTCTTCTTGAGACAAAATATGACTGGGATGGTATTTCTATTGAGATTCTCTCTGATCTGTGTAACCAGTTTGCTAGAGAGCGTAAGAACCAGATCATTTGTAAAGATGCAACAACTATTGATTACATGAAGTTGCTTGATAACTTTGATAAAGGAACTGATTTTGATTATCTTCAACTAGATGTTGAACCATCTAAAACTACTTTTGAATGCTTGTTGGCAATTCCATTTGAGAAGTATAGGTTTGGTATTATCACATATGAACATGATCATTATGTTGATATGACGGGATCTTATAGAGACAAGTCTAGGAAATATCTTAAACTAATGGGATATGAAATGTTAGTTGCCAATGTATCTCCTAATGACAACAGTCCTTTTGAGGATTGGTGGTATCATCCTGATCTTATTGATCCTGAAGTTGTAAATAGGATGAAGTCTGTATCAAATGAGACAGTTAATGTTGTTAAATATATGTTTGAGGACTAAGTAATTTGTATGTATGAATACCAAATAAGTAGAGTTCTTGATGTATTTGATGGTTATTCTTTTGAGGGAATAATTGATTTGGGTATGGGCGTTTATCTTAAGAAGGTCATATACCTAAGTGGAATTTGTTCCCCATCAATAAATAATGAGGAACAAAAAGATTATGGTATTCAAGCAAGAAACAAACTAAAATATTATCTTAGAAATGCTACTAGAGGCGAAGTTACTATATGTGTAGATGACTACCATGACGATACTGTTTATGGTGTTGTTTATAACAAAGACTTTGATGATTCTATAAATTGGATAATGTTTTTAAAAGGTTATGTTTGGGATGATGGAATAAGTCGCCCAAGATTAGCAGACCAACCAATGGAATTATTCGTTTTAAATACCCCTAAAGATAAACTTTTTAAATGAGGAACAAATGAGAGATTTACATCCAATGATTCAATCCCTGTCAGAAAATATTTTGAGAGCATGGGGAGAACACTTTATAGTAAGGGAAGTTGGAATCCCTGAAGACTTTAGAAAAATTGATAGAGCAGACGATGATGATGCTGTTTATATTGAGAATTTTGTTTGGGAGACCCACCATTTTAGAAAGATTCATCTAGAGATTGCACAGATGAAATCTGGATTGGATATCCTACATACAAATATGTATCCGAGGTACGAATATAGTCTTCCAATCTTTGGTGCTGATATTGTAGCGTCTTCAAAAAATGTTGGAGCGGCAATTGTAGACATCAGTTCAATTAGAGAAGACAGGTCTCTGCCTTCACAGTATGATATTCTTAATGTTGTGGAAGATAAAGAGTTTGAGAAGGACAAAAAGATGCCAGACTGGGGAGATGTATTCTCAGAGCATTGTGTTTTTGTAAGTCCTAACGAAGATGAGTATGATAAATTTAATTCTATCGCATTTACCTTTTTAAATTATCATTGTGCTATTGCAAACATCACTGAAGCAACAACTGATGAAGATCAGATTAGAAAAAACTATGAAGGACACAAGTATTATTGTGAGAAGCAGAGGCAAAATAATAAAACTAAAGGAGTTTTAAAGGGCATTTTTGGTGAAGAGTTTGCCGATAAATATATTGCAGAAATGTTGTTTGACTATCCAGAACTATGACAGAAGATAATAACACAGAAGATCTAAAAGAAAAACCTAGAACTACTGAGGTTATTCATAGCATTAAATATGCAGAAGAACCTGCTGAAGAAGTTGAACAAGAAGATGTATCTCCCAAATTAGAAGGAATAGATCTGGATGATACTAAAGCAATCGCTGATTTTTACATGGCCAAAAGTGGTCAGATTAATCCAGATGATCTAGAAGTTGAAAAAAAAGAAAGAGAACTTCGTGAAGATATTCGCGAGGTTGTTGAGAATAAGGAAGAGTTGATTGATTATCTTACAAACCTCCACGCTTCTATTGAGGTTATGGAAGAAAGAATTTATGAACTGGAACTTCGAGCAGAGAAAAAAGAAAGAGCAAGTATTCCTATGAGACCACCAACTCCAGGAGGAGGTTCTGCACTTAAGGGACTAAGCAACTTACCATTTGGTATTCTGTAAGCTTGACAAAAGTAAAAAAATTAACTATTATAAATAAGTTATTCGTAATTAGTGTTACGAATTATAACAATTGTCACATGTGACAGTTCATAGAAGGGACGCCTCAACTACTCGCGTCATTCTATGCTATAATATCCAAGCAGTCGGATAAACCGACTCTCCATCTGCGGGTAACCATTCCGCAAGTAAATTTAAAGAGGTATCTAAAATGATTAAATCTGTTTTCGCAGCAACTGCTGCTCTCTCCATGTCCGCTGGCGCTGCGTTCGCAGGTCCTTACGTTAATGTCGAAGCCAATTCTGGTTTCGTTGGATCGGATTACGGCGGTACGGTAACTGATCTTCACGTAGGTTACGAAGGCACTACTGGTGCTCTCGGATATTACGCTCAAGTTGGTCCTAGCATTGTCGCTCTTGATGGTGCAGATACCGACACCGTTCTTTCTGGTAAAGTTGGTGGTAGCGTTGCTGCGACTGAAGCATTGAGTGTCTATGGTGAAGTTTCTTTCGCTACTGGTGCTAATGGTGCAGACAACGGTTATGGCACCAAAGCTGGTCTGAAGTTCACTTTCTGATCTAACGATTAGATAAAACTATGGGGGACTCTCTGAGTCCCCTTTTTACTATGAAGTATTTTTTTCATCCATTGACTTTGATCAATCTGCTTATATGTGGATTTCTAGGAATGGTGCAACTAGCACATACTCATGCTCATTATAAAATGGATATAGATGTGGACTCATATGTTCATAGCTTTTTGAAAAAAAATCCAGACTATTGTAAGTAATTATACTTAGTTTGTCAGGATATATTGACAAGAGGGGCTTGACCCCTTTTTATTTTTGCTATATAATTGTGTTGTAAATCTTTACAAAACTACAATGACTGTAACAACTAACGAGCGCGGTCAACAAAACATGTGGGCTGTTGAACCTCAAATGGTTGTTGAAAACTACAACCGCAAGGGTCTTTTTTCCCCCTGGCAACAGAAGGAAATGTATAATGGTCGTTGGGCGATGATGGGTCTCATCATGGGATTCGTTGCCTATGCGATCAATGGCAAGTTCTTCTTCGGTATCTTTTGAGGCTTGACAATGGTTTCTTTTTTGTTTACAATCACTGCCGTTGCCTTCTTTGTTTTGTTGGCAGCATCTATTGAAAAAATTTCTGAGACTTACTAATGGCTTTTAATATTACTCTTCGTACACCTGATGGCACCGAAAGTGTTATTCAATGTGAAGATGATCAGTACATCCTTGATGCTGCAGAAGATCAAGGAGTTGATATGAATTACTCTTGTCGTGCTGGTGCTTGCTCTTCCTGTGCAGGTAAACTTGTCAGTGGCACAGTAGATCAAGGAGACCAATCCTTTTTGGATGATGATCAAATTGAACAAGGATTTGTTCTGACTTGCGTCTCTTATCCTACTAGTGATTGTGTTATTCTAACCGAACAAGAAGAAGAACTTTTCTGAATATAAATTTTTTAATATAAACAAATTATGACCCGAGTACCTGAAGTAACCTTCCACACCCGTGTCCGCGATGAAAGTATTGGTGGACCTAACCCTTACCGTTGGCAAGATGTCACAACCAACGATCTGTTTGCTGGTAAGCGTGTAGTTGTATTCTCACTCCCTGGTGCATTTACTCCTACTTGCTCTACCTACCAACTGCCTGGGTATGATGAGAACCATGAGGAGTTCCAAGCACTCGGCATTGATGAAGTTTATTGTATTTCTGTAAATGATTCCTTTGTTATGAACGCTTGGTTCAAACAGCAAGGAGTTCAGAATGTCAAGCCCATCCCTGATGGTAGCGGCGAGTTTACTTCTTCTATGGGTATGCTTGTCGATAAATCGAACCTAGGTTTTGGAAGTCGCTCTTGGCGATATGCTATGATTGTCAACGATGGTGAGATTGAAATTATGTTTGAAGAACCAGGGAAAATCGGAAATTGTCCGATTGACCCTTATGAAATGAGCAATCCTGATACTGTACTTACTTGGTTGAAGCAAAATGCCTAATCCAAATGCACTTTATGAGGACATGTCACGTTTAAATGCTCTATATGAAGAACTTTGTTGGGATCATGAGGATGAACTAGTATTCACTCATGATGGTAGTAAAGTAATCATAGCAAACAAAACTAAAAATCCACACACTCAATTTACCTCTGGAGGAAAATAAAATGAAATTTGGATTTACACCTGAAGCAGAAATTCTTAATGCCCGTTTTGCAATGATTGGATTCATTGCTGGAGTTGGGTCTTATCTTACAACAGGACAATTGATTCCAGGCATTTGGTAAGTAATACTTATAGGTGACTGGAGAAGAGGGGTTGACTACCCCTCTTTTTTGTGGTAAAGTTAGTTCGCCTAAATAAGTCAACCAAAGAGTCGTACCCACTTTTGTGGTGATACGAATGTCGAGTTCTATTAATTTAATGTTTCGTAAATTTTTTGCACTTCCTGTAATAGGAATTATTTCCTCTGCATGTGCTTCTGCTTATCCTAATATAAGCGAAATCAAAAATCCTCCTGCACTTATTATTGAACCAGGAGTTGGAATTGTTAATCCAGATAAAGTTTTGGAAATTGCAGTAGAAAAAAAATCCTGGAAGTGTCCAGAATGTAACGATAATGAGAAATATGTCCTTGAAAAACTTCAAGAGAAAACAAGAATCTCAGATCGTAATGCATTGGCAACGATCATGGGAAACATTAAATCAGAAAGTAACTTCATTCCCGATATTTGTGAGGGAGGTGCTAGAGTTCCTTACGATCGTTGCTATAGCGGTGGTTACGGACTCATTCAGTGGACCTCTACGAACCGTTATCTGGGGTTAGGTAAGTTCTCTAAGAAGTATGGTTATGATCCTTCCTCGCTTGAGGGTCAGACAGCATACATGATCAACGAATATACTTTCCAGAAGTATCTGCCTGAGTTTGAAGGAACTGGTAGAACAGTCAGTCAGTATATGGTTGGTGCTTACTACTGGTTGGGTTGGGGTATCAAAGGATATCGTCAACAATATGCTTATGATTACACTAAAAAATTGATATGGTCATGACACAACTAGACTGGAGATATAGTGAAGAAAAACTAGAGCTGAGAGAACTTATCATCTCATCTCTTCTTCAAGAGTTTGGGGGTCAATTAAATGAGAATAAAGAACCTAAATACTCTAACAGATCCATTTATGAATGTGCTCATGATTGGGTCTCTCAAGGTAATAGTTCTACCTTAGGACTTTTCAAATACTATAAGGAAAATTATGCAAAGTCTAATTAACACAATTGCTTTGTTATCTGGTTTGGTATCGCTTAGTGTAGTTGGTAGTAGTTTTTATTTGTATCTTAATAAAGATACTCTTATTGAAGACGCAAGGGCAAAAGTAACTACTGAGGTTGCAACCGCTGTTAGAGAGGCACTGCCTGCCCTTGTAGAGTCTTTAACTCCAGATATACCAGATACTACTGGACCTGATATTCCTATTACTACTGGACCTGATATTCCAAACCTATGAAAAAATTTTTATTTTCCCTTATGGGAATGGCACTTATATCTTCTCCTGCATTTGCGGGTCAAGAAAAACTAATTAAAGAATTCTATAGTATGGACTCTATGGGTTGTATGTTGCTTCGAGAATGCACCAAAGATGTCCAACAAGTCTTCAGTATCAATGATATTGCTAATGCTCATCCCAATAGTGATTACGATTTTGTTGCTGATGAGTTCAACAATATGCTCGTTTCCCTTAGTCAGGTCGGAGTTAACGTGTTTCTAGCAGACGAAAAATATTTTCCTGTTGGGCATCGTGGGGTTTATCATACAGTTGGCAATAACTTTTTTCTGAATAAGACATACATGCGTCTTCCTGGTGTTCTCATGACTGTTATGCGTCATGAAGGATGGCACGCTGCTCAAGATTGTATGGCAGGCACTATTAAAAATAGTATGATTGCCATCATCAAACCAGAGGAAGATGTTCCTAAGATCTGGCGTGAGATCACAGAAAAGACTTATCCTAAGTTTGCTGTGCCCTGGGAAGCAGAAGCAATGTGGGCAGGTAAGACTGAAGGTATGACTGCTAAGGCATTGAAGTCTTGTGCTACTGGTACAATGTGGTCTGATTACAAACCAACACCACTGACTGAGAAGTGGTTACGTGAGGAAGGATTTATTAAATAATTCTTAACTTAAACTTCTTAATAAATATTTTCATGTCCAAAAAAATTTTTTTGGACTAGAAACCCAAGAAAAATTATCTTGAGATTAAAATTTTTATTATGTTAAAAATAATTTTTTGTTGGAATCTTAAAAAGTAGTATGACTAAGCTAACAAGAGAAGTTTTAATTAAAACCATCGTTGCTGATGAAATGAGATTATGTGATGGTTTTGAATATACAAAACATCTTAAAAGTTTATATCACAAATGGGAACATGAATCTAGTGAAGTACTCTGTACTAAATATAATCAACTGAACTCTACAAATATATCAGTTGATTCTCTTATTCCATAAATAATATGAAGTCAATCATAAGATCAATGCTTCCCAAGAAAAAGAAAGATGAGCATGATGATCATGAATTTAATTGGCATGAAGAAGGAATATCCAGTTTAGTTAGACTAATTGTATTGGGTTGGACGGGTGCAATATTAACTCTTAATTATGTTTCTATTCCTGGAATTCCTCAACAAAAAATTGATCCAACTTTTATTGCCAGCGTTTTTACTGGGACTTTAGCTACTTTTGGAGTGACTCCATCCAAATCTAGTGGTGGCAATGGTAATGGCAATGGTAATGGTAATAATACTACTAATGTAGTTGCTAAAAAAGAAGAGAAAGATTCTTCTAAAGGATAATGGAAGTCGATATTAATTCTCCAGTTTGGAGTGTCATAATTCTTCTTTGTTGTGGACTTGCTTTTACACTATATTGTGTTGTCTATATATTAAGAATGGCATATATGGAGATGCAAGATGGGAGCAATGACACCACCAAGCAGGAAGAGTTGCTACAACTTCCGAGTAGTGGAGATCAACAGAGTGGTTGATGGTGACACTATTGATGTTACTATTGACCTAGGATTTGACTTGTACAAAAAAGAACGTGTAAGAGTTGCTGGAGTTGACACTCCAGAGAAACGCACTAGAGATGAAGAAGAAAAGGCACTTGGTTATGACGCTACTAACTGGCTCAAAGAGAAACTGGAAGGTGCTGTGGCTGGTGACGATGACCTTGTTATTAGGACTGAACTTGTTGGTGGCGTCGGCAAGTATGGTCGTCTTTTGGGCTGGTTATACATTGGGGACTCAGAATTGTCCCTCAACGAACAAATGATTACTGAAGGATATGCTTGGGCATATGACGGTGGAACAAAGCAAAAGAACTTTGAAGAACTAAGAGAAATTCGTCGTACTCATGGCACCCTTATTTAATAAAAAGTAACTATTATTAATTCTTATATTATTTTTTTGGTAAATAATATAAGAATATTATTTTTTTAACCATGGCAGTTGGCGCTTATAAGAAAAAAGAAACCAAAAGAAATCCAGAGAAGACATTTTTTCTCTACGTGATCTTCTATCATTTTTTTGGTGCTATTGGTAATATTTTTAAAGGAGTATTTCACCACGACTAATGCCAAACATTCCAGAGATTAAAACTCGGAAGCTTGATATACCAGAAGTTTCTACTTGGATATTTGAACCATCACAATCTTTACCACCAATAGTTCCAGTAACTACTAACATTGGATTGCCAATAGTTGATATTCCTGGATGTGTGGAAGCTCATAGTAGCAAAAGTAAATCTAAGACTATTCAGTCAGATGACCCAAATGGTGTTCTGACTTATTGTGATGCTGGTGTTCCTTCATTCAATCCAATAGAGTTTACTCCAGAGGAAGTGATACCAACACGTCCTGCTAAACTTCCTCCATATAAAAAACCAGAGAAACCAAATCCTCCACAGCAGGTTTCTCTTCCAAAAATACCAGAAGTAAACACAGTAAATTGTTTACCCGATGAGACTTATAATGTTCAGTTAAGGAAATGTGAGAAGAACATTATAGAAGTTCCTTCCGAACCTGATATACCTTGGCATAAAGAATACTTACCAGAACCAGGAATCGTGATTCAAACATCAGTCATTGCCGCCACTGCTGCTGGTGCGGCGATATTCGCAAAACCCATTGCAGATATAGTCCTAAAAGCAGTTAAACCAATAGTTAAAAAATTGGTTAATAAGATTGCCAAGATGCGTGGTAAGAAAGAAGTAGTTAAGTCAGTCTTCGAAAGAAGAATGGAACAAAAGCATCTTAGGGGTTGATTTTATGTATGTGTGGATGTTCGTGCTTAGGAACTGTAGTTACGTTCTGAACCACAACATCTGCACAGACTTTATAGTAAGGACTCTTAGGGTGGAAAGTAATACCCTGCTTCATTAATTCCCCACAGTTTTTAAGTCTTGCAATCTCAAAATCTAATCTCTTATTAGCAGTGAGTTGCTTCATCATTTCTATGTTAGCAGCAGCTGCTTCTTTACATTGTGCCTGAAGTTTTTTATCTAATGGTTCAGACCAAGTAATAGAGAATCCAACTCCAAGGTTGTAATTATCTTTTTGTCCTGTTCTGATAGGAACACGATACAACACATCACCAGGATTATCTGGTGCTCCATCTTCATCAAAGTCTCTCATATCATATACATTATCATTATAATAAGGTTCCCAAGGTTTCTGAGCAGAGATGCTTCCAGTTACGTAAGGGGTGAAATTTCTAGTGGGACCTTGGCATTGGATTCCATTCCCGTATGTGTTGGTGATGTAAGGTCCTTGTAATACTTGTATCGCTTGATTTGTAACAGAACCACTACTATTAGCAACAGGAGCAGCGGTGGCGCTAACACCACCAACAGTTTCAGCCAAAGCTTTATGTGGCGATAGTGTTCCAAGAAGGATGACTCCTATTATTGACTGAATATGGAAGTTGTATCTGTAATTGATTCTACTTCTGTGACTCTTTGAATTATTGTTTGATTGCTTAAACCAGGACCACGGTAAGTTTCTGCAAACTGAAATGCTGCTCCTGGAGTTGTTTGTGTGAAGTTTACTTTGGTTCCTATGCCTGTCCATGTAGAATTCACTCCGTCTATGGTTGATGTAGAAGTAGATGTAGTTGGTGACAACGCACCGTTTGCAGTGATACCAGTCCCAGATACGGAATATTGATACCCAGTGTTATAGTCCATCGAATTGATGGTCTCTGTTATTTTTGACCTTGTTTCTGTGTGGCTCGTCATACTTCCTTGACTAAAGTTAGGAACCACAGGCACTGCATAAGCAGGAGACCCAAGCAGTGCCAGAATAACAAATATCCTTTTCATTATCTTACAGACAGTTCTGTTACGAATTGACCTGTTGCTGAAGTACCAGCACCACCAGCAGTCAGAGTGATTGCTCCTGCGGTGTCGATGGTTCCAGCAAGTGCTCCAGCAGTTCCACCAACCTGTGTGGTAGATTCTCCATAAAGATTTGGAGTATCAATCTGACCAGCAGAGAGTGCTGTCTGTGTAGTAACTACTGTGTCACCAATAAAAGTATTCTCAGCAAAACTAAATGACTGACCGTCATTATTGATTGCATAAGAACCTGCACTTACAGTTGCAGGTGCCGTAGCAGATCCGCCTGTAAGACCACCAAGAGTAGTAACTGCGATGTTGTCTCCAGATACTGAGTAAGAAGAACCAAGTCTTGTAGACTGAACTGCTGGACCTTCTACTGTCAGTTGAACTGAAGAAGAAATTTTGCTAGTAAGATCGGCATGTGCAGGTGCCGCCATCAGTAACATTCCACCAAGTAGAAGAGAAATTCTTTTCATTACTTTTCTGTAGGGTATTTGTGTATTTGTATTTATTATAAATTGACTTTAATTTTAATTTAGACTAAGATTTTTAAATGGAATAAATACTATATAAAGGAATTTTTTATATTGATGGGCACTTTTAAACGTTTTAATAGGTCTTCAAATTATTTGGACAAAAAAATCCAAGAATTAAATGAGGATATGAAAAAGAATGGTGTCCATTTAAAAGAGGACACTCAAAATTTTGATGCTGTTTTTAATTGGCGAGATCAATTTGAACAATATCAAAAAAAAGAAGAACAAAATGTAGATTTAGTTGAAGACATTATTGTAGAAGTTAGGGAAAAAAATAGGCATCTCTCATCTGTAGAGGCATCTATAAAAGAAGCAAAATTAAATGAGGCAAATGATATTTTTAATGAGTTATATGGTCGCCAGGTAGAAGGAGTTGCTATAGGGGTAATTAAGAATCATATTGGTGAGATTGAAACTTTAAAAGAAGATATTATTTTAGAGATACAAAAAGCAAAAGATTTAAGACTTCTTGAAACTAGATTAGATGAACTAGATTCTAGATATAAGATTCTGTCTGAAAAAGTTGCTAAAGGATCACAAAAAAAAGTTAGTGCAGATAGTCCTGTAACATTCTCTCAACTTCAAGATCATTATCAAAAACTTGTTGGTAAACTCCAACAAGAACTTGCCATGGTTGGAAGTGGTGGTGGTGAAGTAAACTTACAATACCTTGATGACATTGTTGGTATTGCCACTAATGCTAGTGCATATGATGGTAAGTATTTAAAATATGATCATTCAATTCAAAGATTTGTTTTCTCAACAGTGACAACTGGATTGTCAACTGAGACTCAGACATTAAACAATGTATTAGCACTTGGTAATACCTCTTCTTTAGGAATTAGTGTTGGTGTTGTAACTGCAACTTCTTTTGTTGGTGATGGTTCTGGATTAACTAATCTCCCTTCTGGTGGGGCTGGAGTTGGAACTAATGGAAGTATAAACACCACTGGAATTATTACTGCAGCATCATTTGTTGGTGATGGTTCTACTTTATCTGGTGTTGTTACTTCAGTATCTGGAGGTGCTGGAATTAATGTAAGTCAATCTACTGGTAGTATTATTATTACTGCTACTGGTGGATCAAGTTCTGGAATTGGTTATTCTGATCTCTCTGTATATGTTGGATCTCCTGGAATAAGTTCCTTATCTTATGATAGTGACTTTGGTATTTTTACATACATACCACCAAGTTTTTCTGGATATGCAACAACTGAATCTATTGTAGGATTTACAACTGCTGGAGATCTTGTAGGTTTCTCCACTGCTGGAGATCTAGTTGGATTCTCTACCGCTGGAGATCTTGTGGGGTTCTCCACTGCTGGAGATCTTGTAGGGTTTACAACTGCTGGTGACCTTGTAGGGTTCTCTACCGCTGGAGATTTAGTTGGATTCTCTACTGCTGGAGATCTAGTTGGATTCTCTACCGCTGGAGATCTTGTAGGGTTTACAACTGCTGGTGACCTTGTAGGATTCTCTACTGCTGGAGATCTAGTTGGATTCTCTACTGCTGGAGATCTTGTAGGGTTTACAACTGCTGGTGACCTTGTAGGGTTTGTTACAACTGGAGATGTAACTGTAATTGGAATTGATACTAGCGGTACTTCTAATTTTACTAACGTTAATATTAGTGGAATCGTAACCTTTAGTTCTAGTGCTCTGTTTGGTGGCGGAACACAAGAAGCATTTGATACTTTGAATAGTTCTACGGGAACGGTATCTCATGATTGTTCAACTGGACATATTTTTTACCACACTAATCCTTCGGCAAATTGGACAGCAAATCTCACTAATCTTACACTTAGTGCTGAGTATGGAACTACAATCACAATTGTTGTAAATCAAAATGATCCTGCATTTATGCCAACATCACTGCAAATAGGTGGTGTATTGCAATCAATTAAGTGGCAGGGCAATTCAATACCATCTGGAACTGCATCTGGAATTGATGTTGTCTCCTTTAGTATTCTGAATGATGGTGGAACATATGTTGTAATGGGTCAAAGTGTTTCGTTTGGTGGAGTCTAATGCCATTTTTTAGTTCTTTTAGTAGTTCTTTTTTTGCTGGAAGAAGATCTACTGCATTCTCTACACTTAATCCTTGGGGACCATCGGATGAGTCTTCTTTAGTTGCTTGGTGGGATGCTTCAGATTCTTCAACTATTACAACATCTGGATCCACTGTAACAGAAATAGCAGATAAATCTGGTAATTCTTTTACTATTTTTGGAACTAATACACCAACAACTACAACATTGAATGGACTTGATGCTATTGATTTTGATGGATCATTTGTTAGTGGTACTGATAGGGCATTGACTGCATCAAACACTAATTTTGGTATAACAGATGGTAATATTATTATTGTGGGTGCTTTGAATATTAATGGTGTAGGGAATGAAAGAGATTCTATTTGGAGTATTTTAGATAATGACGGAAGTAATAATGATATTCATTTAAGAGCAGGAAATATCTCACAATTTATTGCTGCGTTTGAAACTGATGGTTTGGGATCTTCGGGACTTGCTCTTTCTGGAGGAAATACTAGAAATTGGGCAGGTGGACCTTATCTTGGAGACACTATTCACTCTACTATTTGTGACTTCTCTGGTAATGATATCTATGGTCGCATGAATGGAACACAAAGAATTAATATTGCGGATGAATATTTTACTGCAGTTAACATGTCAAACTCTACGTTTTTGATTCATGTTAACAGAGCAGAAAATAGAGAATTGGATGGTCAGTTTGCTGAACTTATGATCTTTAATAGTAATGATCAGGCATTGGCAGTTAAAGCAGAGGGTTATCTAGCACATAAATGGTCAATGACATCCCTTCTTCCCTCTGGTCACTTGTATAAAAATTCTGCCCCTTGACCTTCTGTGGGGGGTCCATGTATAATACGTGAGTCTTCGGGACACACCGATTCAATCCAAATAAAGGATTGACAAATACGGAAAATCGAAGTACACTAAATAAATCAACACGTTAAGGAATGTAACATTCTGTTAACCGTTGTAACACCTGCCGCTTGACCGAGACTAGGCAGGTATATCAATCCGTCTCTCATATCCTAGACTGAGGGTGTCTAGGAAATAAGTACCTCCACCATTTCCCTGATGGATCTACTTACTAGTTAATTAAAATGTCTTCATCTACTCTTTCACGTCAACAACAATCGAATACTTGGGAACAGTTTTGCAATTGGGTAACCAGCACTGACAATCGTCTGTATGTTGGTTGGTTCGGAGTCCTCATGATTCCTTGCCTGCTCGCCGCTACTACTTGTTTCATCATTGCCTTTATTGGTGCTCCCCCTGTGGACATCGACGGCATCCGTGAACCCGTTGCTGGTTCGCTCATGTATGGTAACAACATCATCTCTGGTGCTGTTATCCCTAGCTCCAATGCTATTGGTCTCCACTTCTATCCCATCTGGGAAGCAGCATCTCTTGATGAATGGCTCTATAACGGCGGTCCTTTCCAACTGGTAGTCTTCCACTTCCTGATCGGCATCTATGCATACATGGGACGTGAGTGGGAACTTTCTTACCGTCTGGGTATGCGTCCATGGATCTGTGTAGCATATTCTGCTCCAGTTGCTGCTGCGAGTGCAGTGTTCCTGGTCTATCCTTTTGGTCAAGGTTCTTTCTCCGATGCTATGCCCCTGGGTATCAGTGGCACCTTTAACTACATGCTTGTCTTCCAAGCAGAGCACAACATCCTGATGCACCCCTTCCACATGCTGGGTGTTGCTGGTGTCTTTGGTGGTTCTCTGTTCAGTGCGATGCACGGTTCTCTGGTTACTTCTTCTCTGGTTCGTGAGACCACTGAGAGTGAGTCCCAGAACTACGGCTACAAGTTCGGTCAAGAAGAAGAGACCTACAACATCGTTGCTGCTCATGGTTACTTCGGTCGCCTGATCTTCCAATACGCTTCCTTCAACAACTCCCGTTCGCTGCACTTCTTCCTCGCAGCATGGCCTGTTGTCGGTATCTGGTTCACTGCACTGGGCGTTAGCACCATGGCATTCAACCTGAACGGATTCAACTTCAACCAGTCCATCATTGATGGTCAAGGTCGTGTTATTAACACCTGGGCTGATGTTCTGAACCGTGCTGGTCTGGGCATGGAGGTGATGCACGAGCGCAACGCCCACAATTTTCCTCTGGATCTCGCAGCAGCATCTACTACTCCTGTAGCAATGACTGCTCCTTCCATTGGTTGATAAATAAATCATTGTCGTGCAAAGGATCCTTCGGGATCCTTTTTTTATAAATATCAGCACTCTTCAGAAGATGATTGAATATTTAAAATGAAAACTTGTAGTAAATGTAAAAAACAATTACCAACTTCTGACTTTTCTCCTGCTAATGGTGGAAAATATTTGAGACCAGAATGTAAAAAATGTGCAAGAGTTTTATCAAAACAGAGAAAACTATTGAAAGAAAAATACGGTTATCCAAACAAAAATCATACTTGTCCGATATGTTTGAGAAATGAAACTCAATTAGTTGGTACAGGTGGAAATGCAAGTATTTGGGTTGTTGATCATGATCATCTAACAAATAAATTTAGAGGTCATATTTGTCATCAATGCAATAGAGGATTGGGATTATTTCAGGATGATATTTCAAGATTTAGTAGAGCAATTGAATATCTTGTTGCTGAGTCAACTCCTGTTGCTCTGACTGCTCCAACCATCGGTTGATTCAAAACTGAATACATGATATAATTAGAGGGTCATTTGACCCTCTTTTTTAATGGAAAGACGTAACGATCCTTTAAAGCAGGGATTTTATTGTGTTGATTATGTTCTTGATGGTAAGGATGAAGTTTCTGTCTATTTTGAAATAGAATCTGCTCAAAGTGCGGTAGCTTCATATATTAGGAGAGGTATAGAATGTAAAGGAATGAGACATTGGAAACCAAAGTTAGAAATTATGTCTATTAAAAAGAAATGAAAAAAGTAGCAATTTTTGGATCGGCAAGAACAAATCCAGACTCTAATCTTTATAAGGCAGTAGAAAAATTAGCTAAGAATATATCTGCAAATGGTTGGACTGTAGTTACTGGTGGTGGTCCTGGAACAATGGAAGCGGCAAATAAAGGTGCTATGGAAGGATGTGGTGGTGATCACCTTTGCTCAATTGCACAAGCAATTTATTTGCCTTTTGAAGAAGGAGTCAATTCCTACGTTCAAGAATATGAAAAGCATGAAACTTTTTATTCCAGATTAAAAACATTTGCAGAGTGTGATGCATTTGTTGTCACTCCTGGTGGAGTTGGGACTCTTCTTGAGATGGCATTGATCTATCAATTAGTTCAAGTTGGTCACATGAATCAAAAACCAATCATTTGTGTTGGTAGGATGTGGAGAACATTAAAGCACTGGATTGAAGAAGAGATGCTTGATAATGGTTTTATCACCAGTAAAGACATGAAGTTAATTCATTATGTAGATAGATTTTCAGAAGCGACTCATTTACTGCAAGGTTTACTCCATGGGCAAGAAAAACAAAAATAGAAGAAAGTTTTTATGGAGAATCTGGGCAAAAGCACTTGGAGAAAAGGCAGGAAGCAATGACAGAGAAGCAGATTACGTGGCTGTGCTACGGACTTTTATATTTTGTACTTATCTTCTCACTAATATTGCCATTGTTGCCAACGCGGTAAGGCATTGGAATGATGTTGAATACACACGGCAAGAGACAGTTAAATGACTGTCACAGCACCCCTTGTACTGGGTGCTTTTTTAATGTATAATACTTTTATAATCAATCAGACATCATGACTTACAACGCAGAAGTTCAATTCAAGTTTGATGCAACTTACACTCACTCCTATAGTGGTGGGTTTGGTTCTACCATTGGTGATGATGACTTCATCCCTGAAGAGCATTACCTGATCACTGCACCTGCTGCTGATCTCAATGCCAAACAGTATTTCAAACTGTTTGAGAAGTTCATGCTCTGTGTGGGTATGTGCCCCAGTTCTATTCGTAGTGGTGCTATGTCTCTTGTCTTCAATGACATGGTGCTTGAAGAAGAGCAGCGTAAGGTATGTAATGAGTATGAACTGACCATGGATGAGGACCTGGAGAAGAAATACCAGGACTTCAAAGAGCGTGATGCTCAATGGGCAAAGATCAATGCTCAATACGAAAAGAACTTTGGTAGTGAACCCAAGATCAAAGGTGATTGGGAGCAAATGACTGATGAAGAGCGTGAGCATCAATGGGAGACAAGTTATTGGCAACTCTATCGTCGTTTTCAACGCTTCGCTATATACTCTGACGACCAACTGGGAGAGATGATTGACCTGTATGAGCAGTCCAAACTCAACGGAGTAGCATAATGGGAATGTTTGACTATGTGAGAAGCTCTTATTATCTTGGTGAGCACTTCTCTGGCAACTGCCAAACAAAAGATATTGAAGATGGTATTGGTGGCACAATGTCTCAATACTGGATTTCTCCTGATGGTCAACTGTATTTGATCGATTACTCCCTTACTGCTGACTTTGTGGAACTCAAAGAAGGCGATGACGGGTATAATGATAAGTTAGCACTCTTAAACTTTAGGTGGATTCCAAACGGAACTCATGGTAAAGTAAGACCATGGAATATCACCAAATATGTGGTAATATACCCACAGAATTGGCAAGGTGATTGGGAAGACTGGCCAGATTGCCGTATTCATTTTAAGAATGGTATAGTACAAAACTATGAAATCTTAACTAAAGGAGGAAAATGATTACTACTATTATGGCAGGATTTGCCTTCGGATATTGTGTGATGGACATTATTCTAAACTATCGTGATCGTCGCATTATGAATGAACTACTAAAATCCACTTTGGAGAATGAAAAATGACTCAAGACAACACTGTTCGAAACTTTACTATTGTTGGTGCTTCTATTCTTTTGTCTTTGATTTTAATCAATGCAGTGGTTGGTCCGCTGTATAATGTGTGGGCACAATCACTTCAAGGTAAAGCAGAACTTCAAAAGGCAGAATATACTCGCCAGGTAGCAGTGCTTGAAGCACAAGCAAAAAAGGATTCTGCAAAGCAACTTGCTGATGCAGAAGTTATTCGTGCTACTGGTGTTGCACAAGCAAACCAAATCATTGGTGAGAGTTTGAAGGATAATCCTGCTTATCTTCAGTATCTTTGGATTACTGAAGGTGAGAAAGATTCTAACCGCACTGTGTATATGATTCCCAGTAATGGTGGTGCTCCTGTTCCTACATTTGATATCCAAAAATGAAACTAATCACACTTAAGCATCGTGAAGATTATGGACACGATTGGTATGCTCAAATCTTACACACGAAGAACTGGGCACTCTTCCAAGGTTCTGTAAGTTGGAATGATTATGCCAGTTGGCCATATCTACAGATCAAATCTGGATGTGGTAGCACGTTGAGTATTATGTTCTGGGCATACCGATTCGGTATTGATGTTGGAATTATTGAAAGAACATGGAACTGGGATTACAGGGAAGAAGTTGAATTTGATACCTCTCTTGATGATGTTGATCCAACTATAGGACTCACAGAATAATGTTTAGCACACCAATAAAAGGAACCCATCCAAATAAAACTAAGATGAACTGGTGGGAGTATTGGATTGGTCATTGTTGGATGACAGGATGGCAGAGTATTCAACATAACTTCCGTATGTGGGCAGATCTCATGGGATCAAACTATGAGGTCT